AGAGCACAACACTTTTAATGTTGGGGTCTTGGGTTCGAGCCCCAAGCGGATCACAGAAAGGGATTACGACAACGTAGTCCCTTTTTATTTATTATCAGCATTTTATGTAATAATCAATGATTTAGAATGATAAACAAAGTGCTATTTTTATTTCATTACGTTTCATTCTATTTCATCCTATTTCATTAAATTTGCGGCAAATGTGATACCCTTGTGTGATACCAAATCTTTAAATTATGAAGTACCCTACAGCAAGATTTGTTTTTGACCGGAAACATACGGCAAGCAAAACAACCAAAGGAACCGTTCAGATAGAAATATTGTTCGAACGGAAAAGGAAATGGATCAGTACAGGCGTCAGATTGTATTCCGACCAATGGAATGATAAGACAAAGGTCAAAAATACCGTTCAGTCGGTAGACTTAAACGAGCGCCTTGATGCTCAGATGCAGAACATAAACGAGTTCATCAATAATCTTATAAAAAACAAAGAGGCTTTCAGCTTTGATAAACTGGAACACTTCCTTAGGTACTCCCAGCAAAAGGAAAGCTTCATAGACTTCATAAAGCGCCGGGTAAGCGAAAGAACAGATTTAAGAAAGGGAACTTTAAACACTCATGCTTCATTAATCAACTCTCTGGAAGAGTTTGGTAGAATCGTTTATTTTTCTGATATAACAACGGCCAACATAATGTACTATGACGACTTTTTGCATAAAAAGTACGCAAAGCAAACGACGGTACACGGCTATCATAAAAGGCTAAAAAGATACATAAACGAATCGATAAAATACGAGCTTATCAAAGAAAACCCCTATAATAAGCTCAAATTCGACAGGGGGAAAAGCGAAGGAATAAAATACCTCACCATAGAACAAATAAATCAAATACGGAGCTTAGAAATAGCTTCTGAAAGCATTGATAAAGTGAGAGACTTATTCATATTTCAATGTTTTACCGGATTGTCGTATGCAGACCTGTTTAAATTCGATTTCAGCACGGTTATAGAGAGAAAGAATAAATTCTTTATAAGGGATGTAAGAGTAAAAACACAAGAGGAGTATTTCCTTATGCTTCTCAAACCCGCAATGGAAATATTGCGAAAATATGATTTCAAACTGCCGGCTATCAGCAATTACCAATATAATTTAAGACTGAAAATCGTTCAAGAACTTGCTAAAATCAAATTAAGCCTTCATTCCCATATGGCAAGGCATAGTTTTGCGGTAATGGCTTTAAATATGGGAGTATCTATTGAAAATCTCGCTAAAATGATGGGACACACAGACATAAAAACAACCCAGATATACGCCAAAGTGTTGAACAAGTCCGTACAGGAAGAATTTGAAAAGATGGACAGCAAGTTATAACCAAAACAACCCAGCGGGTTAAATTCAACCCAAAACAAGCGAAACAACCCACTGGGTTATAAAATCATTCTTGTTTTTCCATAAACTCTTTTAACCGATACAGCCTGTCAATCGCCGGATTGTAAAACGGGTCGGGAAAATGTTGGTTTATATCGTGTATATTCGCTTGTATGTACTTTTGAACATCTAATATATTCTCCGATTCGCTCAACTCTATTTGAGTGGGTAATTGAGCCGTTAAAGCCCAATGAACGATAGCCTTTACACTATCTTCGTCGTATGCGTATTTACTTTCTTGTGCCATAGAGATATATTTTATTTTACCTCTTCCGAATAGACTTCTTCTCCACTCTCATTACACACAATTGAAACAATACCGCCCTTATAATCGGCAAAGTAAGATTCATCGGTACCATTATAGGATTCTATATAATCCTTACAATACTCGAACGATTCCTTAAAACCCTTGTTGTTAGAATCGTTGGCGTCGTTGAAATGTACATCGTAAGTTTTCATAATCTTATTTTTTATTGTTTGCAAAATTATTGTTTATTAATCTGCAATTTGTCTTATAAAGCATGTTTTTAAACATGTTATTCAAAACCTTTGAAATATCCCATTATTTTATCCGATAATTCACGCAGCCCACAACATATATACGTTTCGGTCATCGTTACGCTGGAGTGCCCCAACATCCGGCTAATAGAATACAAATCCGCACCTCTTAAATATAAGTTGGTTGCGCAAGACTTCCGGGCGGAATGCGAGGAAATAAACTCCCACTTTTCACCGGTTATATATTCACCCGCTTGATATAGTTTTATCCGCTTATTTATCCCGCACCGGCGGCAAATACTTCTTATCGTATCGTTAAATGTCACATCCGAAACCTTTCGTTCATTGATACCATATTCTCGATTTTCTTTCAATATACGGAGTACAGCAGGAGCCGCCGGTATTTCCGCTCTTGTTTTTGTTTTCTGGGAAATGTATATCAGTCGTCCGTCTATTATATTATCATCCGTAAAGTTGATGTAATCTGAATGCCTGGCACCGGTAAAACAACCGAGCAAAAAGCAGTTTTTTACAGCCCGTTCCGTCTCGTTAATCGGGTTATATGCCAACAGTGTTTTTATCTCATCGTCCGTTAACCATGTACTTTGCGTAGCGTCCTTTTTCAAGGTCAATATAACCTCGAAACCTTTCGGGAAGGAATATACATCATTATACAGATTAAGAACCGATTTAAGCATAGCGCAATAGGTTTTAGCGCTATTGGTGGCTACTCTTTCATTAAGAGCCTGAACAAAGTTGTACAACCTCGGCTTTGTTATGCTGTCGAATGTACATTCTACTTTATTAACCTCTTCGTATACTCGTAAAACTTTCTCGTATTGCGGGTATTTCTTCAAAAACACACTCTTTAAAGTCTCCATATTATTCACCTGATTTATTATCTTTTGTTTTCCCAATCGCCAACACAATGCCTATCAAAGCCGACGTAATAACCAGCGCCGGGCTGATATTCCATAATATTGCAATTAAAATAATTGCCCAAAGTATAAAACCTAAATACATATCCTTAAAATTTATCTGATTCTTTACTGTCGTTTATAAATTCCCTTATTTTCTCTATATCGGTGCTGCTGATGAACAACACGGCGCCGAATAAAAGCAACATAACGCCGAACATTATACGACACTTTTTAAACGTCCGTTACTATCCGTAAACCCGTTAAGTATTTCCGCCTCTTTTTCGGCTTCTTCTTTTGTTTGGAAGAATCCTACCGGGCAATTATCCAAAGTATCTATAACATGATAATAACCGCCTTTTGGGCTGTTTCTCGTTATGTATCGTTCGTCATTTGCTTTCTTTTCGTAGAGCTCCACATTTTCAAGGATCGGCTTGTAAAAACTTGAAGCGCTCAACGTTCCCGCCTCTATCTTGTTATTCGTTTCAATTATACCGGGTAAATCTTTATTTAAACTACTTTCCAGGCTTGCACCGTCGTAGGTTACAATGTATTTGCGCTCCTCTGCTGTGTACACATTGAAAACATCGCCCGGCTGTATATCCGCACGTACTTTCGCGCTGGTTATAACTCCCGCGCCTTCAATGTCGTAATAACATACGCCGTTAAGGTTGTCCGTTTCAGTGAAGCTGATATTTTCAAGTGGGTACGTTTCGTTTTCCTGATGTTCTGTTTTATCCTGCAACCTTCTAATATCTATCGCCTTTCTTAGTTCATATTGCACACCATCCACGAAAACCACAAACCCTAATTGCTCTTTATATTCAACACTCCCTCTATAAACCTCTGAATCTTGAAAGCTGTTAGTTTTGAATGCTATTAAATCGCCTTCCTTTATTGCAAATTCTTTTTGCCCGACTTCGACAATACCCGAAATTTCAGTAGGTTTTATCAATTCTTTCACCTTGTCCGCCTGCTTCTTGCTGAATATCCACCCGGCACGCTTTTCACCGTTATAATTTAAAGCCGGGTTAAAGCGTCCCCCCAGTTCCTTTAACTGCTCTTTGATAGCCTTCGTATCACCGAATACCGCTATAGCCTTTTCGGAGTAGTCCACGATTTCCAGGCCTTCAGCCGTCACGGCTTCCACTTCTTTGGCTTCCTCAACCTTTTCAGTCTTAATGCTGCTTTTCTTCGCTTTCGGCTCTATTACCTGGTATTCATCGCTAACTTTTATACTCAAATAAAAATTAGTATCGTAATAATCTTGCATACCGTCGCTATCATCGTAACGGAAAGAACTTGCATACGTTGCAACAGCGTCCAACACCTTGAACACTTCCGGCGTTAAATCCTTTTCCCAGCCCTTTACGGTGTTCATCGTAGACATATAACCACGTTCCGCACTTCTTGAACCTTCAATAAAAGGAATACAAGTGCCTGCCTTTAACTCAATATACATAGAATCCGTGTACATGCTCCATTCTGTACGGATGGAAAATTTAAAACCCGGGAACTTCTTTTTTGCATACGCCCTAACTTTTGCGGCGATTTCCTTTGTAGATAACTTGCTATCATAGTTTGATCCAGCCCAACCGTTTGCGGTGTAGAAATTCATTGCTGTCATAATGCTATATTTTAAATTGTTAATAATTCAAAGTACAGCGATGTTTTAAAGAGGATAATTTGGAAGTGATAACCTGGATAAGTACCTTTGTTCCTGCTTAGGGGGGGTACTTATCCAAGTTATTCCCTTCTTTCGGAGTTGTAAGTATTGCCAGTACTTGCAGCTCCTTTTTTATATCACAACACAAACAACGCCTGTAAGAACCAGACCTTATATCTATCCCTTTCTTACATTACAAAGATACAAATTATATCGTAAACAGCAAAGAATATTGCAAAATATTTCTATGAAAAGTATATGTTTTATAGCACAATAAACATATAGACAAAATACTAATCTACAGCAATTTATAAGTATAACATCACATCCAATTAATAGTAAATATATAATACCAGAACCAGTAAAAACACATGCACAATATATATAGATTATATCTATAACAATAGGCGAAACTATAGATATTATCTATACAGACACAGCATAAAAGAAAAACCAAACAAATAGATTTTATTTATAACAAAACGTAACAATATAGATATTTTCTATAACAGTTAAAGAGGTGTCTTCGCCTCAAAACCGTGCGATTCCGCACACATCACCCTAACATCCCATGACAATACAGTAAACAAATCGAAACTTTATATTATATAGATAATATAAACCGTAACACACTATTATACAGCAATTAAAACCAACATACCCAGCCAAACAGTCCCCACCCCACCCCTATATTATGTAAAGTATTCGGGTGTAGTCACCTCACCTAAAAATTTTTTATTCCCCCTATTTTTCATCAACTTGTAACGATATTTTACAACAAGAAACCCGTTGTATCTCCGCATTTTCTGACAAAACAGACATTTATAGCTTATTTTCTAACTTTTACCCACATTTATTAGAAAATTCACTTGTTTTATTATCAGATAGTTGTATATTTGCATAAGGAAGATAAAGAACATGATTATATGTATTTAGCCTTAATAATTAAAAGAAAAAGGCTATTTTTATAAAATGCGCCTATAGCAGATATAGCTATGTTCTTTTTGACACAAAATTAGCGACATATAATGAACAGAAGGGAATTAAAGGATTATGTGCTTGGATTGCTGTCACAGCATTGTGATAAATACGCTCCTACATTTAGGGACATATCTTTGGTTACGAGTAATCCGGAACGTATAGACAGATACGGTAGGCGTCTTGAAGAATTATTCCGGGAAGGGTATGGCGTGGTGACGAGAGACACTGCCGATTATCGCGTTCCGTTGTATGTGTTTACTGGAAAGATATACGAGTATATGGACTACAACGTGCTTTATGACGCCGTAGACAGGTGGCTTGAGAAAATGGGTGTTGCAGCCCGTGACCGCACCAATAAAAACATGTATGCTTACATGAACCGGATAATAAATGTTATCAGAGACCATGAGCTGCAACCCGACCTTAGCATTATGTGCTTCACTAATTGCGTGGTTGACATGAATACCTTAAAGACTTATCCCCATTCTCCTAAGTTTGACTGCGTAAAGATGTATCCTTTCAAATATGACAGAAAAGAAATATTCAACTGTCCTACATGGAGAAGCTTTCTTGGAGAGAGCTGGATACCTACGGAAGAGTTGGACGGAGTATTGCCGGAGAAGCACAAACGAAGAATATTGCAGATGTTCCTCGGCGCTTGTCTTGTTAACAGGAAGAATATCAGTTTCGAGTATTTCCTTATATTGCAGGGTACAGGAGCGAATGGGAAAAGCGTTATTTACAGGGTTCTGAAGGATATGTTCGGAGAAGATGAAATACTCAACATCAAGATGAGCCAGTTTGCAAGAGGCGGGGACGAGCAACTGCGTGCCGCTTATTCCATGTCAAAGAAAAGACTTATGTATTGCACGGAAAGCAACCGCGGGGATTTTAAGGATATGAGTATAATCAAGGCTATATCCAGTGGAGAGCCGATTGCCTGTCGGGGAATAGGCGGAAACATCACAATGATGCAGAGACCGCCTATCATGCTGTGTAACTCCAACTACCGTTGGCAGCCTAAAGACTTTCTTAATCGGGACGACCCTGATGATGAAAGTATGCAGCGCCGTGCTCTCGTACTGAACTTTGACAAGACAATACCCGTGGAAAAGAGAGATACCATGCTTGCGGAAAGGATGAAGCCTGAATATGCCGGTATAATGGCATGGATAGTAAAGGGGCTTTGTGAGTTAAAAAAGAATAACTGGCGAATGCCTGAGAACCTGGGTGGGAAGATTGATTTGAAACTGGAAAGAATACGGTCTACTGTTACCGGGAAAGATGGAAAACTTGTAGACGGAAGTATATCGGAATATCTCAAATATAAAGAGTGCCAGCCGGAAGAATTTGAAGGAAGTAGCCCCATAGAACTGACATCTTCGGAGATATACAAGAATTACGAACGGTTCTGCAAAAAGAACGGTGCAGTTCCGGCTTCCCAAAGAAAGTTGGGGCTTGACATGCTGTCCCTCGGATATGCGCGCGAGAAACGTGCAGATAAAGGGTACAGCAACGCTTATACGTTATGGTGTGGAAATGAAGATATTGGCAACAATTTTATGAGGCATGTCCCCAATATTGCGGAAGAAGCAAAGACAGGGCTGTTTGAAGGCTGGGAATATTCGGACGATGATTTCTTGAATGAAGATTAAAAGATTTACTTAATTAAATATTATAAACTATGGATTTCGGAAAGACGCAAATCGGAAACATGACCTTTGTCAAGTACAAGAAAGGTGATTTGCCTTTTATTAAGGTATCAACAGTAAGCGGAGATTTCTCTATTGAATATGGAGTTGGAAGCATGATGTTTATGCTGCTGGATAATACTCCTATAGAAGATAAGGTCGACAATCTGCCAATGCTTATAGTGCGCAACGTCCAGTATGTGGCTAACTGCATTGATGCAGAGCTGCAAGTGGATGTATTAAAGGCAATCGGGAGCGCCCTTGACCGTGCGGATGCTAAACCTATATCTGACGAAGAAGACGCTAAGATTATTGAAGAGGAAAGGCAGATGTATGAAATGAAAAAAGAGTTGGAGAAATAACCATGAAAGCAAAATATTTCAGAAAGATAAGAAGCCAAGTAAAGTGGTACAAGGTATCGCACAGAGAACAATTATTGTTTGGTTTCAGTAACGAGAAAGAAGTGTTGGATAAATCGCCCGAAAATGCTTGTATTAGATACCATAAGCGTACAGGTGCTTTCATCAACAAAAGGAATTCTAACGACATTACTCAATATTCAGAGATGCTTTCCCGCTTTAAGGTGTGTATAGGTCAGAAAGTAATGTATTTCGATTAAAAGTTAGTAACCATGTTGGAGAAGAAATACCAAATACACGAGTTTAATCCGACAATATACCCATTCAGATTGTGGGTAGGAATTAACCCATCATTGGGAGATATGCAGAATAAATTCTATGCCTTGACTGATAAAATGGAGCGTACTGATTTTACATCAGAAGTATTAGGGAATAACACGTTTACTATTGCGACTTGTTATCCTGTCAGCGATAAAAAAAGCGGTTGGATTGGTATATTTTGCGGAATATTCAGAAAAGACAGATTATCCGTTGGGGTTGCCGCCCACGAAGCAAGCCATATCACAGACTTTATATCCGATTCATTTGAATTGGGCGGGTTTAATTTCAGTAATGGAGAGGCAAGGGCGTATCTTGTTCAATGGGCTGCTGATTGCATTTGGCAAGTGAAAAGTGGGAAGTTTAAGGATTAGAAGGATACACAACTGCCGGGATTTATTTCCCGGCTTTCTTTTTAGCAGCAAGATACAAGGAGCAATTATTACATGAAAGCGGCAGGTAGAAATGGACTGTATTATCTTCTTCCTTTATCTCATCCTTTTTGATTTGCGTAATATCGGCTATCATTTTTGTAAGGTCTATCCACTCCTTGCATCCCTCTTTCCCGTCATACTTTTTACGGGCGGCGATAAGTTTACGAAGCTGGTTTTCCTTTGATAGTTCGGAAGCAATATCCTCATCGCTAACTTTATCAACCGGAAAATCCTCTTCTTTCTCAACGGCCTTTTGCATTCGTTGAATCTTCCGGCTTATAGAAGTTAAATAAGTCATGAACCGTTCTTCTTCCATTAATAGTTTATTCATCTCTTTTTCGTTTACTTTAGATGAATATACAGGATTATAAAGACCTGAAATAAGATAAGCATCTTTATCTTTCCATCCCATAGCAATAAGGTCAGCAAAAGCCTTTTCCTTAAAGCTTATTCTGGAGCGCTTGCATTCTCCACTAAGTCCTCGGCTGAATGAAATTTGTTCCTCTTTTCCTCTCAACATATTACTATAATTTTTAGTTATACAAATACAAAATAACAACAGCATCTTATATGCCATTGATTCTGATAGTCAGATATAGGATGATACCCGACCATGCTATCACAATAGGAACATGGGTAGCTGCTCCCACGATATGAGTAGAAACCTGTATATCCTTTATTTTTATGCTCAATCCCCCAAAACCACATCCATGCAGAGCCTATGACAAATCGGGTAAGGGTATTTAACGAGTTGTAAGCAGAATTAGACTTTCCTACCCCATAACTTATGCCATCTGTTTTAATACGTGTGGCAGAAGCTCCGCCATTATCGACCGCACTCTTAAAATAAGGGCTCGCATAGGGTGCATTAAGGTAAGACCTTACACTATCCTTTATTTTATCTTTTCCAATTCCGGCTATCAGACCGGCTGCAATGGCAGCTTCCACCTCGTACTGAAATCGGTTACAATAAATGTTGATGCGCTCTGATAATGTTTTTCCGTGGTCTTTCCGGTTTATAAAATCTACAATCTCGTTTCTTTCCTCTTCCCTATCATATACAGAAAGGGTTTCCGTGTAATCGTAAATCAATTCACGCAACTTACGGAGTACTTCATTAACGTCCTGCCTTAAGTTTTCATTTGCGGAGAAACGAAACATTGAGGGTTGAATATCGTACTTGAATGATATATCTATAATCTCTCTTGCCGCTTGCACAAGAAGTTCCTCTAAATGGTTTTGCATAGATATTTCAGCCTGCAAACGTAATTTTATAAAATCTTTTGCGCCCTGTATCTGTTTTTGTGTAGGTTGCTTCATTGTTTATCGTCTCCTGCCGGATTATGTTCAACTTCATTATCTGTAGCTCTGCCGGGATTTCAATTCGTAAAGAAGGTCAGCCTGCTGCTCTTCCTTCTTTTCTTTTATAATCCTATCCCAGTCACGAGGATTACTGTACATCTGAATTTGCTCATTTGCAGTCTGCCGGGATAAGAAACCGTTTTGAACACAAGTTGCAAGGTTTTGCACAAGTTCGGATTCGTTCAGATGAATATAAGGTTTTATCCAAGCATAAACGCTCAAATTTTGAAGGTCAATAAGGTTTTCGGTTTCCACTCCATAGCCATAAGTGAATATTTTCACCATATCATCAATGAGATGGTTGTATTCCTGCGCATCTTTCATGGCATTCTCAAAAGCTGGAGAATAAAGAAGTTTTATGGCTACACCCGGAAGGTCGCCGCTTCTTACTTCCGGTGGAATAACCGCAAAAGACTGTTCATAAATTAATTTATAGAGAGTGTCAAGCTGTTTTGTAAATGCGGTGGAAACATCTTGCTTGTTAAGATACCCGGCTTCATCATCCGGCCCCATTGATATGCACTTTATAGTGCCATCAATCCCACCCTCTATATTAATGTTCTCCCCTTCGCCTTTGAAATACATAATAGGAAAGGCGTAAGCTGTGTTATTTTGTGACAACTGCGAAAAAGCAAGTTCATATTGCTCTATGCTGTCTTGTGAAGGAGACCAACAAGCGCCGGCTTCATTTCTGTGATAAGCCACTGGGATAAATGTAAATCCATGCTCCTGGGAAGATACAAACTCGTATCCGCTTAATCCAAACAAGTTCTTTATCACTTGCTTTATTTTGCTATACGCACCTTTCCCTTTTCTAAAACGGCGAAGATATTTCTCATCCCAAACTTCAAGCCAGTCTGTAACTGTATTTCCATCATTGTCAAAATCGGAATAGGAACGGGCGAATAATGCAAGTTCTCCTGTGACATTATCGAAATGAGGATATAACGTATCTCCTTTCTCAAAAGAAAGGACTTTCCAATAGAAATTTCCTTTTCGGAGATAACCTACAAATGCTGCGTCTCCCGTTATCTTTACGGATTTTGCTGCTTCATACCATGCTATCTCCATGTCCTTTACAGCCCATCCAGTCCGAAACTTAAAAAATGTATCCTTTACTTCTTCATTTTCGGTATCCCCTTCCATCTCAAATTGAATATCGTTTCCACAAAGATGCACCAAGTGTTTGATTGTTATAATCCTCTGAAACGCAAAAGCACATCTGATAACGGATTCTCTAAACCATTCCTTTGTTTCAGGGTCTTGTCTTAATCTGTCCGGATATACCAATGGGTCATTTATAGCATGCCCAGACGGCTCAAATTCCCTTAAAAAATCCATTTGAGTTATTATCTGATATGTCGGATTGTCTAAAGGTTCATTGACAGACAAGCTGCCAGATATAACCCCCGCTGCTTGTTTGTATCCGTTTGGCAATATTCTCCGAAATGGACGGCGTACCATAATCTGTCGTGTATTTATATTCTCCATAATCCTTTGGGTTTAATGTGCTGTTTTTTTATATCAAAAATCTGTCTGTAAATCATAGCTTCTATAAAGTCGGGAGAATGCCCAACATATTTTTTCATGGTATCTTTCTTTATCAAGGCAAATCCTTTGTCTGTTTCCGCATCTTTAATAGCCTTGCGTTCCTTCATAAGAATATCATAAAGTGTCATTTCCGGATAACCGTTGCCGGAAAACTTTCGAGACAGCAAATCATGATTGATAGAAATTTCACCACCTTTTATTTTCTTAACAAGAATATCTGCACATTGCGATTTCAAAGATGAATAGATATATTTTATTGATTTTTCATCTGCCTTCGTCGCTGGAATAGGAGCCGCCATGTTATTGAACTTTACGGCATCGGGGAATTTCCCTTTAAAATCCTGTCCGGGGCCGTTCAAGTCAAAAACAAAATCCTTCTCCATAACTCCCCATTCCCTTAGCTTGTAAGCAACGCATTCTTCCGTGCGTTTAGAGTTGTCCCGGCTAACATATACATCCTCTATATGATTGCCAATCCAAAACCACAAAACAAGATTATCTCCGCCCTCATATGCAATATCACATGAAACTCTACGTTTGCCATCTCCATATTGAGAAGAATTATTAAAGAATCGTTCCATGTGCTCCATCTTAAGAATATCATCACCGGCAGCCTTAAAGTTCCAATTACCTTCAAGGTCACGAGCACGCGATTCTTCATCCTGTTGGGCGAGATTAGCAAGATAGTTCGGATCGGAAGATATGAGAGCGATATTTTCTTCCAACTTTCCCTTGATAAAAGTTACAGTTTTTACAAAAGCCGATTTGTCGTATCCTTTTGCAACCAATCCGGGAGTTAGTAACGGGTCTATAATGTGCTTGCATTGTACATAAACTTCTTCTACGGAATCCCCCCAATAAATATCTTCAGGACGGTCTCCATCCATAAAACAATAGCGCACAATTCCATCTCTTTCCGGTATCGGGTTGCCGTTGCCGTCTATCCACCAATCTATAAACTTACGTACCCAACTATCCGGGTCTGGGTTACACGTTCCATAAAAACGGTTTCTTATGCCGTAAGCATTACGGTTGTTCGTTATAAGATATTTGAATTTATTATAATCGGAATGAGTTATCTCATCTATACCTATGAATGAAAACTCTTTCCCTTGAAAGCGCTTTACAAAATCTTCAAATGAATCCGCATAATAAGAAAACTTTAGAAATCCACCAGTGTAAAAATTCCAAGTCATATCCGAAATAGAACGGTTGTATTTGCCAAATTGGGAAAATAATTCATAGGACTTATTAACCATATTACTCAAGTCCTCTTTTTCGTTTCTCAAAATGACTGCTGCAAAATTGGGGTTTTGTATATCCTTAAGCACTTCCATGAGTAGAGCCCAACTTTTTCCGCCGCCTCGATTTCCACCAAATATAGTAATATCCGCCGGGGATGAAAGGAATTTCTCCTGGCATCCTTTTTGGGCGATTATATTCAGTGGATTTCCATACTCTCTTAATTTTTCCACCTGTGCGTAAGTAAGCACACCATTCCCACCCTTAGTATATACAATATTGTCGTGTTCCATAAAAAAATAAGCCGGCGTATGCAGTATAAATCCGCACACTCCGGCTTGAATCACAGCTCTATGAGTTATATATAATGCAAATATACGATTTATTATAAATTTTCTAATATTTTCCATTAAAAAATAAATATAAAGCATTGTATTTTAGAAAATATACTATATATTTGCAATACTAAATCATGTGATATGATGAAGATAGACACCAAGCTGGATGAAAAACAGACCAGTGAAAAAGAAAATTTTGTGATATGTCCCATATGCGGACAAAAACTTACAGATGTAAAAATAATACGTGGAAGCGTTTTATTTAGAACTGTATGCCGAAGGTGTCGTAATTTTATTAGTGTAAAAATAGAAGGATAGTAATTTTGCATATACAAGCCTAAGAGCTTATTGGCGCACAAAGCGTTGATAGGCTCTTTTTTTTATAACATAAACTAAAACACGATGGAGAAAGAACAAATCTTATCCGAACTGACGACCAGATTAGGACAAACCAGTCTTTCGTCACAGACATTAATGAAGTACATAGAATTAAATCCATTGGAAGAAGGAACGGAGCCTGATGACACTTATTATAGCAAGGCCACATCTTTCTTGCAAGGACTACAAGGACAGTACAATCATGATGTCGCAACACAAGTTGAGAGTTTTAAGAAAAACTACAAACCTCAGCAGCCTTCCGATGAAGGCAAAACTACTAAAGAGGGAGACCTTACCGCTCAATTAGAAGAGATGCGCAAGGAGCTTTTGCAATTGAAAGAAGATAGAGAAGCGGAGAAAAACGCCGCATCTATCCAAGCTTTAAAAGAAGCGTCAAAGAATCAATTGAAATCTCAAATTGAAAACGGCGGGAAAAACATCTGTAACGATGAAATCCTAAGCATTGCCATTTCAGACGTGAATTTCACAGAAGGCATGAAGGTGGAGGACATTGTAAATGCAGCCAAGCAAAATTATGAAAAAAGATACAAGGCTATCTTCGGAGATGGAGCATCTCCGGCATTAAATAATTTTGCCCAACTCAATGAGGAACAGACCAACAGCCGCCGTGAAGCATTCAAAGAACGCATGAGAGCGCAAGGAAAGCTCCCTGGTAAAAAATAACAAACACATTTTTAAAACTGACAAAAAATGAGACAATTAGGAACTTTCAACACCATCAGCCAATACCAAGCGGGGATTGGCGGTAATTTCCCAGTATGGTCGAGAGTAAGGGAGTTGTATCAGGGTGGTGGTACGATTGACCATACCAAATATCCGGCCGGCACTGTAATCGGAGCAGGCACTCCTGTGCAATTTATGGGCGCCGGGCAGCAAGTGGTAGTGGTTGCAGGCCCTGCATACGAGGCCACAAAAACCTATGCGGTAGGCGATATTGTGGAACAAGCGGGTAAGATTTACAAAAATAAAACGGCAATCGAAACCCCGGAAGCATTTACCGCAAGTAAGTGGACGGACATAACCGGAACGGTCAACGGTTTAACCTTTGAAGATGTATGTATTCCTGAAGGATGCACTTTGGCTACTTGTGCCGTGGTGAGAAACGGAAGAATTTATGCAGACAGAGTGGTCGGGGCAACTATACTTCCGGCTATGGAAGCCAATCTTCCTATGATTGAGTTTGTGCGTGAATCCAATGAATAAGAAAGGAGTGTAATATGTATACAAGAAATAAAGAATTTTATGATATTGTAGGAAGGGGACTTGCCGCATTGGGATATACCGGGAATAAACCCTTAGAATCTTGGATTAACGACATGTTCGCAGAGAAATACAATGCAGAACAAACATTCTCGCAAATGGGATTCCCACTGAATCCCAACATCCCTCTGAATCCTACATATGAACAGATTGAAGCGACAATACGCCCATACACATTGGCTACCTATGTAGACATTGACAGTGATGGTGCTACCAAATCAACCGACGGGCTGTCTTTGAATATGGGCGGTTTGCCAACCTTCAAGCATGAAATTACGTTGAGCAGAAAGATTTTAAGGGAGAAAATGATGTTGATGGACGCCATCGGCAGTTCCACTCCCGAAATAGAATCCACTATCATGGAACTACTGTTCAATGGAGTGGATAATCTTCTCGGTGGTAACTATAATACATTTCTCTATCAAAGAAATCAAGTAGTATCCAAGAAGGGGCAACTCGTAATCAATGCCGCCAACAATCCTCTTGGAATAGCCCTGACCATAGATTTTGGTGTCCCTAAGAAAAACATTAAGGATTCTGTATGGTACAAGAAACCAGATGATACGGCTTCGCAAGATGCCGCTGTCGGAACCACAATAGACCCAATCAGGGTTATGCGCCAAGTAAGACGGGATTCAGAAGAAAAAGATTTTGCTCCCGCCGGACACTGGGAATGTTCAAAAACAACATTTGAAGACTTGATAAGTTTGCCGTATTTCCGTCAGATGTACACCGTTGCAACCCGTCCGGATATTTCTGATAAGAACATGCAGCTTTCCTTTGCCAACCTTGTGCCTGACGACACCATCAAGGCGTTCATTGAAACGCGTATCGGTGCGGAAATCAGAGTTATTGATTCTATCTCCGTTGTGGAAAGTTTCAACAAGACTTCCAAAGAAATGGAATACAAAAACTTGCAAAGCTTTGAAGAAGGTGTTCTTGTCTATGTTCCCAATGAATCACTGGGAGATGTACAATGCGGCCGTCCTGTCTTTATGGAAACTCCGGGAGCACGCACAGCCTTATATGATGGCGGTCGCACTCTGATAAGACAGGTGTTCAACGACGAAACCATGACACAGGTAATTAAATCGGAAGTAACCGGTTTGGTTGTCCCGAACAAGGTACGCTGGTTCTATTATCTGAACGTTAAAGGCAAATAACCATGAATGGTTCTCAAAATACAATCACTAACACGACCATTGAAGCTTATCTTCGTGGTTGTGTTGGTTTTGAAGTTACAGATAGTGCTATCAATACAATATTGATTGACAGGGAGATTGCGCCCGGAACAGATGTTGCGACATTAGAAAAGCGTCAAAAAGACTTGTGTCGGGCAGACCTTTACATGTGGTGTGCAAGTACTCCCAGCGTAACAGGAAGCGTAGAGGATGCCAATGGCGTATGGAAGCACAAAGAAGGCGGCACACAAAGCTCCGCTTATGACAAGCGCAACCTTCGGCAGATGGCTAATGACATATACGCATTGTATGGAGAGAATGTCCGGAAGTCATCTATCAGGATTATCAATTTAGGCATGAACATGAACAAGAGATACCCGCTATGAAAATAAACAATCCACGTTTTCCGCATACATGCAAGGTATATCGTATTTCCGGAGAAACATCTTTTGATGAGGGAAGCGAAACAGTGCTGTATGAAGGAGAATGTAACAAGTACGGAAGCTCCAGCTTAAGGACATTCACAAAAAGCAATGTGATAAAAAGTGATTATGCGATAGACATTCCCGGTCTTGTGAAAGGTATTCTTGCGGGAGACCTTGTGGACGTTACCGATTACGGTAGCTCTTTTGAAGCATGTACTGTTACGGATTGTTATGCAACTGAAATGGGGACTACATTGTATTTTAATCTGGCTAAAAATTAAGGTTATGGATGATAATGTTAAGGTCTTGGAAGAGGCAAAGAAAAAGATAAACTCTGTTATTGACACCTACCTATTAGATAGGATAACAGAAATCGGAATAAAGCTTCTTAGGGATGGAGTAATATCAGCCCAGTACCATAATGTAACCGGAAACACTTTAACTTCATTGGCTGTTGGAATCTACTATAAAGGTGGTTTATCTCGTATAATTACTGCTGTAGTAACACAAGGACTGAAAAATCCCACTCGTCCCAAACTTAGCAGAGGCGATGGTGTTGGCGTGATAATGGTTCAAAGTTATGAAAGCGGGAAATTCATCCCCATTAAAAAGTACAATTTAATTGATACTGATGGGAAATATGGGTTAACCACCTCTGTTGATTTTCTCAAAGCATACAAAGCTCCGAGCGATGGCGTAGGATTAGTAATGTGTACTGGTACAGAATATTCCAACTATCTGGAATCAAAAAAGGGATTAAATGTATTATCGGACACATTTGATTATGCGGAAAGTATCGCTAAAATGACCTTTAAGCCGATGAAGTGATATGGGATACGAACAGGATTTTAAATACAAGGATGCGTTGAAATCACTATTTGATGCGACGAATACAGTTAGCGATAGCGTTTTTACCAACGACCGCCCCGCAGCCGTAGCCAAGCAAATGAATGATTTCATCGTAGTATCATTACCCGGATTATTATCTGCAACGACCTATGGTAGCGGATTTGGCAACATTCGTACATACTGTACCATTGAAATATATGTAAGACAGAAAAAAGGCGGAGCGGAAGACCTGGGGAAAATGGATAGTCTTGTAGGGAAAGTTCTTTCCCTGTTCCCAATAAGCGACAAAGCTATTACAGCTTCCAATCCTAAATTGACCTTGAAAGGTAGTGACGGATTAGGTTTCAGCGCAACATTGATAAGAGCTGACCTTGTGATAAAATAAATATAAAATAAAAACGATTAAAACTATTGATTATGGCAATGAAAACAAAACAAGAGTTGAAAGACGTATTCAGCGGACTTTCATCCATTATGCTGGTAAAAGGGGGCATTGCAGACTTTGCATCTGTAGAACCGGATTTTGATTTGCCCGTTACTGTAGACACGCTTTCTTTATCTCAAGCAGAACCGACATTAAACCGTACAAAGGTACACGGTTTGCAAGCGGATTGGGCTGTAACCAGTACAGCGGGTGACATTACCTTTGCTGCTACTGTTCCAAGTGTTAGCAAAGAGCTGGTAGAGTATTTTCTTGGGAAAACCAATGTGATTGAGCAGGCTGTTATCAATAACCAGCAATTCGAGGGGTTCTCAGCTGTATTAAACAGCAAGAAGTTGAACGTCGGGTTTGCGCTTATAAGTGACGACGGAGAAAAATGCCTGCTCGTAAAAAGAATGGCTATCTATGCTCGTCCCTTGTTTGAAAATGCGTCCACTACCCCATTTGCTTTTGCACTTAGTGGAACTATTGAAATTGAAGATGGTGCTACATCCGGCTCCTCTTCCGAAGACAATATCGCTTTCTTGACAAAAAAAAGCAGCCTGACCGTAGCTCCTACTTCCCTGTCGTTCTCTAATACGGCAGATAACACAGGGAAGACCATTACCGCTACAACAAAAGAAAGCACCGTTTCCGCTTCATCAACAGAAACTTGGTGCAAAACATCTGTCAGCGGGAAAGTGGTAACGGTCAAGGTTGCTGAAAATAGCGGAGCGTCCAAAAGAACGGCTACTGTAAACATATCTACTCCCACAGAATTTGGGCAAGTAGAAGTCACACAGGAAGGTTCTACTATTTAGGCAACATGGCGGTGCGCATTATTGCCGCCGCCTTTTCTTTTTCAACTTCTCATAAAAACGACATGAACGATAAAACAATAAATCAGCCTACCACATCAGAACAAAAGGCACTTGACGACGTGCTTGAAAACAGCGTAGATTACGTTACGATAAAAGGAAAAAAGTTCGGTATAAAATGGCTGCACCGTGGAACAATACGAAAGCTCACCCATGTTTTGCATTCCTGTAAAAGCGAGGATGAAGTCACTGCTAAATGCGCCTCTCTCATTATTCTGAATAATTGGTGGAAGATAAGGCTTTTCCATTGGATATATTGGCGTATGCTGTGGAAAAAGTACACAGACACAGAGCTAACCGATGTCGTTGTCATTGGTAAAAAAAAAGTGGAATTGCAGAAACTGGAATACTTGAATGCTACCATGTTCTTGACCGGAATGAGAGACACGATAATGACGATGACGAGAAAGGAAGCAGAACGTATCCTTCAAGAACTTCGGCAGGAGCAGCATTCGCAAACGGAGAAAAACACCCGGAACTGACACGGCCGTTAATTCTTCTTTGGGGAATGATTAATATCCCTAATTGGTATATGGATTGGGTATTGACATGCGCCCAATATGAACTTCTGATGTGTGACGCCCCGATTGTGGTATATGACAAAGTAGACGCAGAGAAGAAAACGCATACAGCCAAAGAAATGGAAGAATTAAAAAGGAAGTGGGAAGCAAAGAGAAAAGAGCGAGAAATGAAAGGACAAAGAGTTTCCCTCAATGATTTTATGGTAAACGGCGTTAACGCTATCAAAAAAGACACAAAACAATAATTGACATGGCAGACCTCGGAAATTTGAATTTTGGCGTTCACTTGAAAAATTATACAGAACAAGAGTACGAAGCTATCAAGAAAAAACTTGTGAATATGCACGCCACAACCAGTGCAAAGGTTGGATTAAAAGTAGATATAAAGGAGATTGAAGACAAGGTGGAAGCCTTGTTGAAAAACAAGACCTACAAGGTAAAGCTTGGCGTAGATAATGAAAGTATTAAGAGTTTCATGGAATCATTCAAGGGGAAAGGGATGACTTCTGATGAATTAAGGGGAATTAAAGGATTTGCAACAACAGTACGTATGGATGCTGATGCGACATACAAGAGGGTTCTTCAGGACATTAGGAAGGAACGAGAACAATTAGATGCCAGTATCAAAAAGGAACGTGAGCAGCTGAATGCAAGTCTTAAAAGGGGGCGTGAACAATCCGAAGCATTACTAAGAGCTGCCCAGGCAGCGTCTTCAACAATCCGTGCGGATGCTTATGCAAATACCCAAATGAAACGTGCAGATGCTTACGCCAGCTCTCAAAAAGCCCTTGAACAGCTTAGAATTGCCCGAATGCAGGCTGCAAAGGCTTCCGATACACACAATGCAGCAATGAAGAGGACGAACAGTACCATGTCTGCTCAATCACGGATAGCTGGGGAATTGAAAAACCAAATCGCCAATGTGTATTCCATTTATAGCATAGAGCGTTTTGTCAGGGGATTATATACTATTGGCGGAGAGTTCCAGAAGCAGCGCATTGCACTTACTTCCATTATCGGAGATAGTATGAAGGCTGAAACCATATTCAACCGTATCAAGGATTTGGCGGTAGTTTCTCCGTTTCAGTTCAAGGAATTGGCGTCATATACCAAACAGCTTTCTGCATATAGTATTCCGTATGAAGAACTTTATGATACAACCAAGAGACTTGCCGATATTTCCGCAGGTGTTGGTGTCGATATGGGGCGTATCATATTGGCGTACGGACAAGTGCGTAGTGCGGCATTTCTCCGTGGGCAGGAATTGAGGCAGTTTACAGAAGCGGGTATTCCTTTGGTGGATGAATTGGCGAAACGGTTCACTAAACTTACGGGAGTGGTAACTTCTGCCGGAGACGTATTTGACAAAATCAGCCGGAAAGAAGTTAGTTTCGGAATGGTAAAAGATGTTCTTTGGGAGCTGACCGATGAAGGTGGAAAATTCTACAACATGCAGGAAGCCCTTGCGGAAAGCCTTGCAGGCAAATGGAGTAACTTACAGGACGCATGGGATGTAATGATGGCTGACATTGCGGAAGGCAATAGTGGCGTGCTTTCTGATAGTTTGGATATGCTTACAAAGTTAATGAAACATTGGGAAGACTTTGCTAAAGTAATCATTCCAATAATTACCTCATTTGGTATTTATAAAACAGTGGCTCTATTAGCATCTTCAGTAAACCTTAAACTAATAAAAACCTTCATATCATTAACTGCAAGTGTTAGAAGTCTAAAAGACGCTATTGCGCTACTTGGATTAGTGACAAAGACTAACCCGTTAGGTTTATTATTAGGAGCTTTATCCGGAATTATAGCACTATTTTATGCGTTCAGAGAAGAAACAAAAACAACAACAGAGGTTATTACAGATTTAAACAAGACCATTGCTGACACAAACGACAAGATGCAAGGTAATAAAGCAGTTGACAGCCTTATTGACCGATACGAAGCCCTCAGCCAAAAAGCTAATAAAAGTGCAGAAGAAAGTCGAGAATTAGGGCGAATTACCAAAAATCTTGCCAATACATTCAAAGATGCAGTTACTCAAACAGATAAATATGGAGTAGCAATATCTCTTTCTGTTGAGAAGATGCGAAAGTTATCGCAAGAACAGAAAGATTTATACAAGAAGCAGTTTATTGGAACTATGGCAAATGCTCAAATACAAAAGCAGAGTATTGATTCCGAAAGGGAAAGGCTTGCCAGTATTATCAGAGAAGGAGGATATAGAAGATTTGATGAAAACGGAAGAGAATTATCCTTCGCTAAACACAAACCGGAAGACATCACCAAAGCAAGAAACAGACTACTGGAACTGGAAAAGCAAAGTCTGGACTTGGCTAACATTATAGACACAGCCAGACAATCTTATCATTCCATGAATAAAATAGATATAAGCAAGCCTTTGGCAGATTGGGAAAAAGAGGCAAATAAGCTCGCAGGAGATATGGATGCCTTAAAGCCCAAAGAAGGAACTTCTTATGAAGAATATATGGATATGCTTTCCAGTAATATCAGTGACTTGGAGAAAAAAACAAAGGCATTTGCATCTGGGAATAAATATTCAGAAAAGCAACTGGCATCCTACAATAAGGAACTTGAAGCTACAAGGAAAATTTATAAGGCTTTAGGAGGATTGGAAAAATCATCCGGAAGCGAAAAAGACCCTATTGCAGAACAATGGAAAGACCGTGCTGACCTTATAGATAAAGCTATCTCCAGTTATGATAAATGGAGAAAAATAGAAGGAGATGAAGCGGCTACCCAAAGAGTAAAAGGCATATCCGAGTTTTCATCTGTTTTTGATGAGAAGGGTGTTAATTTAGACTTGAACAACCCAAGCAAAGCTTACAAATACATTCAAGGACAGTTAGACCGCAGTAAAGAAAAACAGGAAGATTTATACATTTCTCTTGGTGTCAAGATTGACAAGGCGGGAATTGACAGTGCGAAGAAAGAAGTTGATGATGCCTTAAAGGAGATAGAGAAGTACGTTTCCCAAACCGGAGAAAAGTGGGATTTATATAAGAAGCTATTCAATGCTTCCGGCAACAAATCTCTTTCCATGAACATCGCTTTCGGCGGAGAGGTTTCATTCAAAAGCGTAGTAGATGATTTGCGCAACCAACTTTCCAAAGCGCTTGAAAATACGGGAAGTAAATTCTCCGTTACAGATGTCCTTGCCATGAAAGAGGATGATGTAAAAAAGCAGTTTGGGGAAGGAGTAATTCTGAAACTATACCAATCAATCAACGAGGAAAGTAAGAAAATGCGTTCAGAAAGCCTTGAAAACCTTTTAGGCATGATTGAGGATTATAAAGATTATGCCCAAAAGATAAAGGATATTGAACGTAATCTTCAAAAGGACTTGGCAGATATTGAAAACCAAAGAGGTCAATTAGGCGAAGAAGCAACCGACAGGCTTATAGCACAAAGGAAAAAGAAAGCGAGCGAAGATGCTGCATCAACCAAATTTGAACAATTCAAGAGTTCGGAAGACTGGGCTAAGACCTTTGACGACCTTGACAGACTTTCTTCTGCAACTCTTAGCAGGCTAATCAAGAACCTGGAAGAGTTTAAAAATACGACCGGACAAAGCTTAAAAGTTGACGAGTTCAAGGAGCTTGTCAATGTTTTAAAAAAGCTACGCGATGAAAGCGAAAGCAGAAACCCTTTCAAAACATTGTCAGACGGCATAAAAGAGTATGCAGAAGCCACCAAAAAGCTGAAAAAGGCTCAAAAAGAACTTGGGTTTATTCAAAATGGCGGTGAAGTTACTACCGGTATTTCAGAAACAAGTCATACCGAAACCAAGAAAACGGATAGCGGTTTATCTTACCAGACTAAAGTCGTCGATAAATTAAAAACATTAGCTGATGCGGAAAGGGAAGTTACTGATGCACAAGACGAACAAAATGCAGCTTCCGACAAAGTTCAAGTAGGCTTTGGAGATGTTGTCGACATGGCTAATCTTCTTATCGGCACTTTGGGAGATTTAGGGTCAGCATTTGATGCCTTAGGGAATGACAGTATGGGAGACACTCTAAGTACAGTGCAAGAAGTTACGGGTGGATTATTGAATACCGCCCAAAGCGGTGCTACCCTTTTCGCTGGTATATCTTCCGGCAACCCGATGGCTATCATGCAGGGGGCTACAGGTGTCGTCAGTGGTATTACCGGAATTATAGGAAGTATAGCCAAAGCTCATGACAAGAAGCTTGATAAGGCAATTCAGCGTTCGCAATTGGAAGTGAAGAAGCTTTCTAATGATTACAAAAATCTTCAATCTATCGTTGAGCGGCAATTGGGTGCTGTTACTCAAAGTCAATCCCAAGAAATGATTGACAATCTTAAAAAACAGAGAGAAGAGGTTATAAAACAGGCGCAGGCAGAGGCAGATAAAAAAGACCCTGACAGTTCTAAAATAGAGGACTACCGACAGCAGTATATCGAGTTGGGCGAACAAATCAAATACTTCTATGAAGATTTGGCAAGTGAGCAGTTTGGTATAGACATAAAAGGTTGGGCAGACCAAATATCAGAAGCGTTAGTTAATGCATTTGCCAACGGAGAAGATGCGGCAAAGGCTTTTGATGATACGGTGGCTGATATTATGCGCAATGTCATAAAGGAGATGATTTCTGTAAATGTCATACAGAAATCGATGAATGGTCTAAGGGATTATCTGTTTGGAGACAAGGGTATATTTACGGATAATTCTGCGGGGGGAACCAATCTAACTGAACAAGAGGCGGCCGGGCTAATGCAGCAACTTGGGAGCCTCAGAGGCACAATCTCTGATTCAAAAAAGATATGGGATTATCTAAATGCCGCTGCAAAAAAAATGGGAATAAGCCTTGAAGAGACAAGTGCCTCAAATACACTTTCTAAAGGGATACAGGAAAATATAACAGAAGACACCGCTAATATTTTGGCTTCCTACTTAAACAGTATCCGTGCGGATGTAAGTATAAAACGGACATTACAAGAAAGGTTTTTCAAAGAGGATTTTCCCAAGATGAATGTTATAGCAGAAGCACAACTGCGGCAACTGAGTATGATTACAGAAAATACAAGAAGAACCGCCGACAGTAATGAAGCAATCCTTAATGAGGTTTCCGAACTAAGGAATGAAATACATTCAGCTAAGCTAACGAAAGATAAGGGATTTTATTTCCGTTAAATATTGAAAATATAATGCGTTATGAACGAAAAGGATTTAAGCAGAACATTACTAAACCAAGCAATCACACTTGGTTTATGCCAACCGTGGCAACAAGCATGGGGAACTCCCGACCAACAAGGGCTGATTGACAAGTGGCTGCATGGGATTGATTTTGCTATTAAACACAATTATCCCACCAACACTTTCATAAAGGAAAACTTCGACAAAGATATTCTTCACAAAAACGGTATCTTCGTGGATGAAGATGTACAGAAACGTAATATACCACAAATAGCTGTTTTGAACGGGAACTGCAAAGGCACTCTCCTATTCGACGGCTTTTCCGTATGTGATGTTTATGTGCGCCATGACAGTGAAGTTACCATTGACTGCTCTCAGTATTGCAAGGTATTCATTAATGTGTACGACCGGGCAAAAGTAAATGTTATCCAAAAGGATATAGCATCAGTGTATGTCTATATTCATGGAGAGGATTGTACCGTAGAAGCCGAAGGTGATGTATTGCAAAGAAAAAGTCAGACTTAATGTCTGGCTTCCATTAATTCAAACCAATAGCATTTCCATGTAATTTAACATTCATCTCAGCTTCTTCTTTTGAGAAATCATACTCGTATTCAACAACTCCATAATTATATTTTTTGTTATTATCGCTACCTGTAGAAAACACTTTTCCTATATTGCAATACTCTTGTAGTACCAACTTTTTCGGCAATTTATGTGCACTAAATATGGTAGTACATGCGGTATCTATTTCTTGCGGCAAATAGCTTAGCAAGTTCGTAGAAGTATCAGATGAATGATGTGGAATTTTCACGAAACGGCATTGCTCTAAATAAGCCGGATTTATAGCATCTATATGCCCATTCATTGTATCCCCACCAAAATACAAGTAATATCCATCTATATCAATTATAAATGATATTGACAGCTCATTCTTATTTACATTGTGATTCCCTTTCTTCACATAATTGGCTAAAATTGAAGATATAGGAGTAACGGCATTTACAGAAACAAAAACGCTCTTATCAACTCCCGCAAATTTTAAACTTTTAATTTCACTATATCCTCTATCCGTTACACTGATATTGGTAACAGTTCTCTTTTTTAATCTATTCAGATTGAATACCTTATCAACGGCTCCTTGAAGTGTTTTATTGTTTATCGTGATAATATCACTTGGCTCGTTATAAAAATGCTCCGGCAATAATATTTGCGTACTTTCCTTACAATATTTCTTTATTAATGTATCAATATCTACGGAATGGTCTAAATCAGGATGCGTCCAACATAACATAGAAATGGTATCAACCGAATAGCGCCTTAATATCTCATCTGTTATATTCCGTTTGCTATATTTAAAACAATCTATTACGATAGAATATTTTACAGGACATCCTTCTTCACCTGCATCTATGAATAATATTATAATAGATTCTCCTTGATTTTTATATCCTATGACAAATATCTTTACGCGTAAATCACCAGAGCTTGTAATTGGTATTTCCGTTTCACCACCCCTTAGCATTTTTGCAAACCGTTATATTTACTTTCTTTTGGTTATTATTAGAAGACATAGCTCTTGTTTGGTCTTTTATTAATATTTGAGAAGCCCAATCAATCTCTTGCCTATAAGAGGGATGGCGACTACTTGTTTCAAAGGCTCTTGTGGTACTAAATTCTATATTGCCTGATAAAGTTTTTGTTTTCATGATATAAGCCCTTTAGATAAAAAATTCTCTGTTACACTCGCTCTAAACAATTTAAATAATTCGTCGTTTATTTTATCTTTTAACAGCGATTCTATCTCTTGTTTATTTGTTATTTTATTAGGAGATACGAGAGAAGAATCAATATAGCCATCCATATCTAAAATACATCTAATTGTACCATCATCAAAACGCTCCAATCCGCGGGTGAAATTCACTTTAATATTCGCATCATTAGAAATAAAAGAATCTGTATAAACTTTCTTTATAGGCTTCACGTTGTCTATAATGTTTCGCTCTAAATCTTCCATAACCTCAAAAGTTTCATACGCTTCTTCCAATGAATCATAATCCTTGCCATCTATCTTTCTTATGGCCAATCTCTCTATTTGTACATAAGAATCATATTCTTTTAAGGTTGTTATGATGTCTGCAATAGAATCAAGATAAGTATCTATTGTATCATATGAATCATTACATCCTATTGTAAGACAAATGAAAGTAGGACTTATATCCATAGACGAATTTTGCTTTGGTTCTATCTTGCAATCAAAAAAACGATGTATATTGCCTGTTTCATTTACTTCAAGAGGAATAAATCTATCTTCTATGGCTTTAGGATTTATTTGCAGATTAAAATTATTTGTCCTAACAAGACGATAACCCGCAAAAAGGTTTTGGAACCATTCTAAAGATTTTAACTTCATTATAAAACCATTTAAGTCTGTTAGACTTGAATAGTCGCACCGAATAATGACTTGTCTTAATAGTGAAGACCTAAAATTTTTACGAGTATATACTTCCTTTGGCATGATGTTCATTCTTTTGTGAGACAAAAATACTCTAAAATCTAAATACAAAAGATTATTTTAATAATAATTCGTATGTTTAAGAGCACTAATATAAATATCTTCTCGTTTTTTAGATTAAAAGTTAGAAAATTGACTATTCTTAATGTACAAAATGAATAAATTCAAAACAAAATAAGAAAAGCGGAGAAACTCCGCTTGACTTGAATAATTATTTCAAATTTAACTTATTGCTTTTCAGCCTTAATATCCAGACTTTCTCCATCCATTGACATGGTAAGTTCAGCATTGTCACCTGACAAGGATTTAACCGTATATCTTATATATTCTTCGCCATCCAAGTAAGTAACAATAGTATTTCCTGATGCCTTATATGTACCGCTACCGTTCCCTAAATAGCCTCTACCATAAAAAGAACCATCGGACTTGAAAGATATAGACATACCAAACCTTGTATATGGGTATGTAGTCACGTCATACCATTTACCCTCTACTTTTACATCCGTCACATCCCATGTGCCGTACAAGGTTTCCATTGGATAGTCGAAATCATCATCATCCGAACACGCACTAAAAATAAACATTGGCAGCATTGCCAGTAAAAATAAAATCTTTTTCATATTTTTGTTGATTTAATAATTATTTTTCTTTAGGAATATTTGAATACGTTAAAATGAATAACCTACTGCTATTGATAATTGTGAATAATCTGCATTGTCAATAAGTTTCCAATCCCTCTTTTGATATTTATATCCAAGTTCTACAAAAATATTTCCACTCATAACCGGGAAATCAACACCAAATGCGGGCTTAAGCATAAATCCTAAATCGTTTTTATCTGCATAGTCTGAACAAGGAATGAAGAATGTATATCCTAAATCAAGAGACATATATGGAGATATACCTCCCCGGACAAAGTTGAATTTCCCATTCACAAATAATGGGATATACAAGGCAGTTTCCTTATAATCAGAATAGTATTTATTTGTAATAGAACTGATCTCACCCTTTTCATATAAATGCTTACACCAAGATACCCCCGTACCTACTCCCAGCCTAAAGTTTTCATTAAACCTATATCCAGCGAGAAATTCTGCACCAAAAGACTGGTTTTTGTCATCGTCAATACCTAAATCATATCCAACTTTGATTTGCGGTTCAAACTTACTTTGCGCAAAACACATAGATGTCGCCAACATGACGACAAATAAAAACAAAATAACTTTTTTCATATAATATTTATTTGACTTGTTTTATTGCTATTCCAGAAACTTCCCAATATCCATTATTGTATTTATCAGTGCGTACTCGTTTCACATCAAAATTTACAATTCCATCCGCTCCAATCTTTTTACATTCTTCTACTATTTTATCCATCATTCTCTCCGGCGTCGCCCTATATCCGACAACTTTTTTAGTATATTTGTCTACTTCTTCTATTATGCCATCCTTGCCTTTTAGTGTACTCTCAATGCTTGTTCCAGATGTAAAACTCACATTAATCATGGACAACGGTTTAAAATTTATCCCAGAAGCAGTTGGATTAATAATAAATCCCTCTTCAGCATATTTTCTAAAATCCAACATACTTACGGTTTCTGAATAAAATGTTTTCGCACATCCACTAAGCATTATACAACAGATTGCGGATAATAAAACCTTTTTCATATAATAAGTTATTTTAGTTAAAAATTGTGCGGCAAAGTTAATGGTTTCACTTTGATTGAATGCTATATTATTTACTTTTTATTATAACGTTTTTATATGTTATGGAACATGTTTGTGTTTTTATAATATATTAAAGTGTGATAATAAGTATATTTTCTATATATTAGTAGCAAAAATTAGAAAGTATACATAAGCATCTAATTTTCCTATAAGAAGTTTGTGCTTTTAAAGATTATCAGTATCTTTGCAGTGCTAAACAATCTACAAGGGTGGCAAACTCTTGTGGGGCTCCATAGGAGTTATTTTTTTGCCAAGACATATAACAGTAGTATCATTTAAAGATATTGCGCACGAACGGTGAGGAAGTAGAAATACCCCTCAAACTAATCTTGTGGATTGTTTAGCAGCCGTGACCGTGCGCTTTTTTTTGTTATGCTAAACAATCCAATTAAAGTCCTAAAACAAACCGAATTGCTCGGACGCCAATTCACTGTTTATGGAACAGTAGAAAATCCATTATTTAAAGCAAAAGATATTGCAACTATTATTGAGCATCCCAACATTACAAGAATGCTATCTCTTGTAGACGATGATGAGAAAGGGGTTAATCAATTGTTAACCCCCGGTGGAAATCAGCAAGTTTGGATGCTTACAGAAGGAGGATTATACGAAGTATTAATGCAATCCCGTAAGCCAATCGCCAAACAATTCAAGAAAGGAGTTAAACAAATCCTTCACGAAGTACGAACCACTGGCGGCTACATCTCCACCAACCAAAACGATACTCCCGAAGAAATCATGGCGCGTGCCCTTACCATTGCACAAGCCACGCTCGCAAAAAGAGAGGAGCGGTTAAAGCAGCTTGAAGCCCAAACCGAGCAACAGCAAGTCACCATCGAACTGCAAGACAAGGAAATCAAGGAAGCCGCTCCCAAAGTCACTTACTACAACAATCACCTGCAAAGCGTAAATACTCTGACGAGCACACAAATCGCCAAGCAAATAGGAATGGATGCAGAGAAACTGCATAAGAAACTAAAGGAAGCAGGAATTATCTATCGCCAATCGGGACAATGGTTACTCCACTCCCCCTACTCTACTTGGGGATTACACTCCACCCGTACCCAGACATATACTCGTTCGGACGGTTCGATAGGAACCAATGTATATACGGTATGGACTGAAAGGGGCAGACGCTTCATTATCGCCTTGTACGAAAACGAGTGGAATGCAAGGAGAGCCATCAAGCAGATTAAGGGTGAAATTGACCCTGCTGCATAACATGTTTTTGCGTATTATTTAGTAAATTTGCAGAAAACGAGTAGGTTATGGAACGTATAAGGTTGTCAAAAGAAGAAAAGGCTGTGTTCAGAAGTGTCAGCATCAATGGCAAGAAGCTACCATTGAACTGTTCTCCATTTCTATTTGTGACAACCCTTGACCTTCTGAAAGAAAAAGGACTTGTATCATATAAGGCTGACGAAGACGGAGTAGTGTATATGGCAAAACTTACAATAAAAGGAAAGGCATACATGGAATACAACCCCATGCTGAAAAATCCTATTCCGTGGAAAGACATCATCTTGATTGTTCTTTCAACGATTACCGCCGTATCTACATTACTTGCGTTGTTTGTTGGATGTACCTTATTGAATGAGAGGTTATGGAACGAATAAGACTTTCCAAATCAGAAAAGGAAGTGATACGCCTATTAAATACGGGCGTTGCCAATGTTCCCGGTAACGTAGTACGTAAAGGGTATTCACATACCGCACATTCCCTGCAAGACAAAGGGCTTGTAAGGTGCACATATTTGGTTAATGGTGAAGTCTGGGATATGCGTCTTACTCAATTTGGAAAAGAATATCTGTTTGAGAACCCTCGTTTATACAATCCTATAAACTGGAATTTAACATTGGCTATTATAAGCGTTGTTATATCCATTATAACCTTACTCGTTGTCTGCATGAGAAAATACTAATCACGCTATTTTAATCATCCGGCAGTCGGTTCCAATGCCCGACAGCCACAACTATACCCAAAATGAATATGGAAGAATTAAGAAAGCGACTGGATGAAGTTATACTCGATATACAGAAGGAGAAGTTGGAAATAATGAGGATGCTATCTCCTATGTCTGTCAAAAAATGCAACCCAAATGCTTCTAAACCGAATTTTGACCTTAGAAGACTTAATAAGAATATATTGCCACATGTTAGCATAGATGCATGTTGAGGTTTCGACCAACGTTCATGTTACGATGTCCCGCCAGTAATACGGCTGGCGGGTTGGCAATAGATAAATTATAATTTAAAGAAAAGAATATGAAAACAAATAAGCTCACCTACTCCACCCCTATCCCTAAAATAAAGGAATATGTACGTAATATCGTAAACAAGCATAACGCCGGAGCAGAATATCCGTGCAGTCTGAATGAAATAAGCCAATTATTTTTTGCCGACGAAAAAGAGGGTAAAAACTTTATTGAGAAGTGGTTTATCCATCAAAAAGACTACATCTTATCAGGAAAGAAGGTTTTGCTGTCGGCAAATTGCTTACGACGTTTGTTTGACATGGCAAGTATGGGACTAACACCTAAGCAGGAATAAACTATATTTCAAATCGTTACATTATAACACAAAGTTATGGGTATCACAGTTATTATCATTGGTTAACACATTACGGCACAAAGCCCATGAAATTAACGGCAATAAACAATTATTAGTTTGTTGTTTGGATAGAATCTAAATTACAGCGAAATAATAAGTTTTTTTATTAGAATTGATTTTCATTCTATTTCACGTTATTTCATTCTATTTCATCCATCCCAAAATAGGATAGAAAGTGATATTATTAACATTTGACTGATATTCAAATGCTTAATAACTTTGCTCCCACAAGATAGCTATCACAGTTGCAGTTTGTGGAAGTTCTGCATAGATAAAGATATTTGGGGACATCGGTCTAACTCGTAAACTTCCACTTTATACGGTTAGGCTGGTGCTCCCCTTTTCATTTAATATAAAGAAGCAACATTATGAAAAATAGTATTCAGATTTTCAAAAACGAACAATTCGGAGAAGTAAGAGTTGTGATGAACGAAAACAATGAACCTTTGTTTTGCTTGGCAGATGTATGCAAGGTTGTGGAACTGACAAATCCATCATCTGTGAAACAAAGATTAGATAAGGAAGATGTGCAAGTTATTGATTTACACGCCCTAAACCCCGATTTCGAGATTGTCGGAAACTCAATGGCTACATTTATCAACGAGACGGGTTTCTATGAAGTCCTCCTATTCAGTAGCAGTAACAAGGTAAAACCGTATAGAAGATGGATTACACATGAAGTTCTGCCAGCAATACGCAAGTATGGAATCTATGCTACAGATATTACCATAGAGCAACTACTTGCTAATCCGGATTTCGCTATACAAGCATTACAGAATTTGAAAGAGGAACGCCAAAAGAGAGTTGAAGCAGAACAGAAAGTTGCCGAAGCCACTCCCGCCATAGCTTTTACCAATGCCGTACAATCAGCGAATAGTTCTTGCTTAATCGGAGAATTAGCAAAGATTATCACACAGAATGGATACCCTATCGGAGAAAAGAGGTTATTTGCATGGATGCGTGAAAACGGGTATTTAGGTAAGCATGGAGAGCGATACAACATTCCGAATCAACAATATGTAGAACAGGGATTGTTCGAGATAAAGAAAGGAGTACGCTCAGGTAGCGGCGGAGTATTACATACTACAATTACGACAAAACTTACGGGAAAAGGGCAGGTCTACTTCGTAAATAAGTTTCTGAATAGCTCTATCAATCAATAGAAAAATGAAATAATAGCAAGGCTATGTTTTGAACAACAGCTAAAAATGCGTAAGTTTGTTTTGTAAACAACGTTGTCTTACCATTGCTCCGTGGCGGTTGCACTGGAACAAGATTAAATAGGCATAGTGTTGTCGTTAACCGCCACATCAGGCGACATTTCCCTATGTCTTACCTTAAAAAAGTAGAGCTATGGATATAAACACCATAAGGAATAGACTTTCAAAAATAATCAGAGACATACAGTATGAAAAAATAGAAATAATGAAATTAGTAGGAAGAGAGAGTATGACAATCATTAAAACCAACTCTATCATTACACAAAAACCTTTTGACTTGAAAGCGCTAAACAGACATCTTATCAAAAAGCAGAAGAGCGTTATTTAGATACAGACATTTCGTGCAAATCACGGTAATTTTCTAATGTTTTATTTGATTATTTAGAAAATACACCATATATTTGCAGTATTGATAATACAAGCCAAAGAGCTGATTAACGGATATACCGTTGATTGGCTCTTTTTGTTTTTTACGACACAAACTCAAAATAACACATGGCAAAACCTTACAGTATCTATTTTCAAAAAAGTAAACTGGGAAGTCCTGTTATTGATACGCAGTCCCAATGGGGAATTGTGTGCAAGGATTTCCCTTTTACTGTATATGGAGAGATTAAGGATTTGCCTAAAAGAGACTGGATAGACCAAGACGGGGAAGACACTTTTTTCCCCGAAGAACTCTGTATGCAAGCCTATGATATGGACGTAGAGTTTGCCTATAAAGGGGATATGGGGACGGCCAATGAAAAGATTATCGCCTTCCTGGACTATCTGATTGGGAAAGATGGTTACGGAACTGAACTGAAGGTTTATGACACTTATACTAAAATAGGCAGGCAAGGAATTTATTTCAAATCCATAAAGCATGACCTTTTCGTTCGTAATACGGATGAGGGAGATGTTGTAACTTTTAATATTACATTTCGGGTAACCGACCCCAAAACACAAATTATTCTTTCTGTATAATGGGACGGTTTATAATATATAGCAAGGATGGGCAAACTCAGCGATGTATCGCCGAGAAGCTGGAATATAACGGAGAGTTCATGGGAGCTTGTTCCGTTAACATTACCGTTACGTCCCCCACCCCCATTGATTTTGAAGTCGGAGACTATCTGACATATCGTGAAGAAAGGTTTGAAATAAACTACGACCCTACCGAACTGAAGCAAGCCGCCAAGAATACATACGGAGAGGCTTTCAAGTATGAGAACGTGGTTTTCAACTCGCTCGCAGACGAGCTTACGAGATGTGAATTTCTGGACTATGTAAAAGAGGATAACTTAATCCACTACTCCTCACTACCTACATTCAGTTTCTACGCCGAAAATATTAACGCCCTTGCAGAAAGGATACAAGTAAACCTTGACCGCATCTATAAAGGAGAACAAAAATGGACGGTTGCGGTACATCCTGAATATGTGAACGACACTAACAAGTCCATATCAATAAGTAATATAAATGTATGGGATGCACTCGCATTGGTAAACAGCGAGTTTAATGCAAACTTTATCATAAGAGGGCGAACAATAACCATAGGTACAGCCGGAATTGCCGTAGGTAGTATGTTCGGATATGGAAAAGGCAAAGGATTGTATTCCATACAAAAGACTGCGGATTCATCGCAGAAGATTATTACTCGGCTAAGAGCATACGGTAGTACGAGAAACTTGCCTTATAACTATTACACTACGTATGGCAGCCCTATCATAGAAGCACCCATTGAGGATGTATCTTATGGATACGACCCAAACACCCATGTAATAGACGGCGCTGTCGTGACACTCCCCTTTTACATGAAATTTCTGTCTGATACAACATTATACGATGTAACAATCAACGGACATTCCTATAAAATGAGAAGAGGTAGTTACCTTGGGAAGTGCTACGTCTTGATGAACAGAGAATCCGACAAGAATAATGTTCGTATCGGTGCTAAAATACGGATAGAAAACGGCATTGAAACCGATAACGTCCCAAGAAAATACAAAAGACCTTCCGGCGCACTGGTTCCCAATAACATGGCCGTTAAAAACTTAATGCTTCCTGATTTTCCCGGAAAGACGCTCGACCCATACCTTGATAGCAAAAACATAGATGCTATCGGAGTACGGGAAGGCTCGGTATTCTTTGATGGAAGCGACAGTTCCCTACCGGAAATATACCCTTCAATGGAAGGAATGACTGCGCAACAATTAATAGATGCAGGAATAAGCGTAAATGCCACCGGGGCGTTGGATGAAATTGCCGCCGATTCCGTAAATAAAGATAATACAGCAATTACAGATGATGGATACTTCGAAGAAGGAGAAACTATCCCGCCATTCAAGATATATCTTAAAGATATTGGGTTTGACATAAACGATTATCTGACGGGGGAAACTGCTACCATATCCATGAAAAGCGGAATGTGCGGTGGGCGTGAATTTGAAATACTCGGAGATGCTGATAAGCCCATAAAGCAAGGGAATATGTGGGTTCTAACCTGCAACAGAACCTATGATGAGGGATTAAATCTGTATTTTCCATATAAGGATTTCAAAATAAAGGCCGGAGATAAATTTGTACTTCTGGGAATTGATATGCCGGATGTATACATAAAAGCCGCTTCCCAAAGATTGCTAACAGCTTCCAAAGAATATCTTGCAAAAAACGATTATGTAAGATATACCTATGAGCCTAAGGTGGATGAAATATTTATGGCTCGCCATCCTGAACTGCACGACAGCATAAAAGAAGGGGATTTGATGCTATTTGAAGATGAAGACCTAAACATCAATGGAAGCATTATCATTGACAGCCTTACGATAAAAGAAGGGGACGGACTTATTCCGGCATATGGTATCACTCTCCGCAATGATAAAGCTGTAGGAACTTTAGAAAAAATACAGAATCAGATAGATTCTATTGTAGGCGGGCAAGGCGGTGGCGGATTGACTACCCAACAAGTGGAATCAATCATTAAAGCCTTTGGTGACAAGCTGTTTTTAAATAAAACCAAGCCAGACCAAACCAGTTATTTAATAAAGTTCTTAGGCGGATTATTTTCTGACTACATCCAATCAATGAACTTTTCTTCCGGTGCGCTTGGTGAGGGTTTTGTCATCAAAGTAGACAGCAAGACGGGTAAATCCTACATTGAAGTAGATGAACTGTTTGTCCGTATCAAAGCGATGTTCTCTGAACTGGAGATAAAGAAGCTCTCTTATGCAGGCGGAAACTACATGTTTACCGCCGCCGGAATGAAATGCGGAACGGTGGAAGAGCATGAGGATTTTTGGCGTTGCTATCTTTTGGTGGATGATGGAGAAACGGCTATTGAAAACCCGTTCAAAGAAGGCGACCAGGTACGGTTTCAAGACTTTAACATCAAACCGGGTGTCTATGAGAATGTTTCCAACCGTTATTACTGGCGTTTGTGTGTAGGTGTTGGCGAGGATTATATTGATTTAAGCAAGACAGACTGTGATGCCGGTAGTAACATACCGCAGGAAGGTGACAGCCTTGTGCAACTCGGAAACAGAACAGACAAGAAGCGTCAGAATGCAATAACATTGTCTGTGTATGGTGATGATGCGCCAAGTATCCATCAATACGCCGGAATAGATTCCTATTCAATGGCGGGTAAGGAAGTGACGGTTATCAGCCCGCAAGGCAACAAGTTCATGGGTGATTTTATCCTGAAAACAGGCATAAACATTATGACCCAGTTCCAGATATTGGAAGACCTTATTTATTCGGAAATCTCCAAAGTGCTTGACGAGATACAGGCAGAGGACAACTACCTGTACAATTCAGCATTCGCATCCAATACGAACGGTTGGGAAGCGAAGAACGACATTCACTTTTTCACTGTAAACGGAAAATTCTTATTGGTGAATGGAAAGTTCTACTCCCGTAAGGATGCTATGGCTGCCATTATCAGAGACGGAGATAGAAACGTGCTTCGCATACTTTCTTCCGGCATAAAACAATCTAATGCTGATTTAGCCAATAAGCCGACTTATGAGGAAGGGGAAGAACCGAGAAAGTTCTTTATCTCCTTTAAATACAAGGTGATTACAGCAGGAACTCTTACGATAGGCTTTCCCGGTCAGAACCTGCATTTCACCGAACAGCTCGAACCGGGTGAAGAATATATAATGAAGGAGTATTCCGGCACATGGGACGGAACGGGCGATTTTGAGTTGAAGTTCACAGGGGACATATACATACATTCGTTGGCGTTGACCGATAATGCCTACGAGGATATGATAACAAAGTTTGAAACCCAGCTAAGCCAAACCAATGAAAAGATTGAAGCGGTAGCGGAAAGAACGTCCAATCTTGAAAGCAAGAGCGCAGGATGGTTAACCACTGCGGATGGTGTCAAGATTTGGGCGGCGGCGGAGTTCAATGACAAAGGCGGAGGCGGTAATACTAAAGTGTCATCTCTGTTTAATGTGTCGGCGGATAAAATATCGTTAAAGTCGCAACATATTCAACTGGAAGGAGTAATTACGGCCAATGGGAACATAAAGATACACGAAGATGGTTCTATCGAATGTCATAACGGCTCTTTTACGGGGGACATAACGGCAACCAACGGATATATAGGCGCCTTTAAGATAACCCAATACGGACTTGAGAATATTACATCAAATCCGACCGCAAGATTGCGGATAGGACAGGATGGCGGAAGATTTTTTGAAGTGAATACTACCACTAATACAATGTGCGGTATTCGCGGAGATGAAATGACGGCGCTTAGTCTAAGTGCTTACGGTAATAACTCCGTCGGCGTAGATATAATTGCCCAAGCCGGATTTAACACTTATGCGATAAAGGCGTTAGGAAATGTGATGCTTGATGCCAGAAGCGGAGAATCGGTAAGAATAAACAGATTAGACGCCGCAGGAGTATCGATAGGCGTGAAAAGATTAGGCGTCAGTACGATTGGAGTACCATCTTCCTATACGCTTACCGATGCGGATGATTTCGTAACTTATAGTAATGCTACTCCAAGTTATGACCCGGTTTTATATCTGCCGAGTTCCGCCAATCCCGGTAAGATAGTATTTGTGAAGAATCAGTTAAGTAGGAATATAATAGTAAGAGGGAATCTTATGAATGCCAATGATAGAGGAACCAAATCAGAGACAGCCCTGAATGGAGTTTCGAGTATTTATATTTTCGATGGTTCCTACTGGGTTCATTTCTTCTGTGGATAACATTAAAACGATTATAGATTATGAAAAAGATAAACTTTGAAAAGATGCTGATTGCGACAGATGTAGCCCGTAAACATTGTGAAAACAAGGATTGCCGGGAAGATTTTGCGAATGTATTATACCGTAACGGCAACGGTATCGCATCACATGCACTTGCTATGAAGATATATAATTCCAGTGAAGAAACAGAATATACCGATGAGGAAGTGACTTTGATACAGGAGTATGCAAATGCTTTCTGCAAACCTTTCTTTATTGACGCGCTAAATCGTGCTATCGCCAATCAACCGGAAGAAGTAACCGATAAACAATAATAATTATGGCTTGGACTGAACAAGATTATCAAGAAATAGTTGCCCGTCTTATGGCTGAATCCATAGGGGTTAATGAAGTGCCGGATGCGGGAAGCACGGATGACATATCATCCCTTCCGGCCTATCAACCGGCAAACGGGACAGAAGTGCCTACCGTAGTAAAAGCATCTCTTGAATTGTTGGTTGCTCCTGCTTTGGATGCTGCCGATAAGGCAAATGAAGCCGCCGATAAAGCAGAAAGTAATGCCACCGCAGCACAGACGGCCGCAAATACCGCCAATGAGAAAGCAGAGTTGGCGGCACAAGCTGCGTCCGATGCCACCGCAGCTAAAGAAGAAGCAGAAACGGCTACTCAATCCGCAAACAACGCCGCCTCAAATGCTGAAGAAAAAGCAGAAGCCGCTAATACAGCCGCACAAGATGCCGAAAAGGTTGCCAACAATCCGACCTATATAGGAACAGACCATTATGTCTATGTGTATAACAAAGAAACAGATAGCTTCGACAAGACGGGTATTTATTGCAAGGGCGAACCGGGAAGTTCTTTCCGTGTTGCCGGAGAATACGCCACCCTTGAAGCCTTGAAATCCGCCGTTCCCGACGGTTCGGCAGTTGACGGGTTCATGGCCGTAGGTACTGAAGCTCCTTACGATTACTACGCATGGGTAGATGGCGACTGGGTTAATCAAGGGAAGATAGCGGGCGGCGGTTCGGGGAACGTGGTAGTTATTCCTGCTGCTGCGATGAGCATAAGCGACCAAGCAACATCCGATGAGATATTTAATGCCTTTGGTGGGAAAGACGCTTTCATGGATATATGTCAGAGCATCATCAATAAAGATACTGTATGTGTTGTGGCAAACATCCCCGAAGAACCAGGGATGAAACTTGTATATATTCCGATAATGGCGATGGCTACCTATACGGATGCTAATAATGCTAATTTTATGATGGCAATTATTACAGAAACGACTTTCCAATTAGTTGTAACAGTCACGGACGGAGTTGCTACCCAATCGTCTCAGGTTTTAAATCATATTTACGAAGCCCCCTCTGACGGTAACGTCTACGGTCGTAAAAATAAAGGTTGGGTGGAAGTTCCTGAAAAGTCAGATGTGCTCACTAAAGACAATGAAACGGAATATACGCCTACGGAGCCTTATCATCCGGCGACGAAGAAGTATGTGGATGATAAAATTCTTGTTAGAAACGTAGACGGTACTATTATCAATAAATGGATTAATAACACTGTCATAACAGGAGAAACCGTACAGGATTTAGCTGACGAATTATTTGGTAATTTTAGAAGTTTTGTTGAGGGTTATTCTGATGGAAAATATACAGACCTTAGATTTAGTACAAGACATTTTGACGATACGACTGGAGCTTGGTTTGGTTATATCATAAATGCAAATATTCAGTATTGTTTATCAGAACCGGGAAATGGATATTTTGAATTGCTATTTACTTTTGGTTACGGTTCAACATTAAAATCTTGCTATATATACTATTATGATGTATCGGAAACAAGCAGTGAGAATAAGATTGTAATCACAGATGTTGTTCGTAGTGACAACCTCACCACCCTCACCAAGAAAACCGCCGCTGAATACGAGGCTCTTGGCTCTAAGGATGCCAATACAGTATATTGTGTAACCGATTAAAACAACAATTATGAGTAACGAAAATAGTAATCTTAGAGTTGGTTCGGCGGGAGCTGGGCTGTTTGTGGGTAGTACTGAAATTCTTGGGGGGATAGCTAATAATATATCCGTAAAAAAAGAAGACTGCATAAGTGTTTTAATTAACAGCAGTAGCAATAACAAGACTGTTGATTTGTATGGTTACAACGATGAAGGCAGTGAAGTGGTATTAGAAACAATAATCGTTCCGCCAGGTGGAATTATAGTAAAAACATACAGTAGCGGTTCTGCCGATAATTATTGGCGTTTAAAAGAGGCATCAACAATGTTTATATGGGAATCATATAAAGAAGAAGATAGTACATTGATAAATATCCCTGTTGTTGAAAAGGTATTATCGCCCAATGAGGACTTCAATATTATGGCATATTACTATTTAAATACTATTCGTGTAATGTATATAACAGCTTAACAAATTATGAAAACAATCTTTTTAGACAACTGGTTTGCGAAACTTATCCTCTTTGGCAGCTATCATACAATCATGCTCTTCGGCTTTATCCTATCCATTCTGAAAGAGATAACCGCCGAGACAGAACGCCATGAGCGTACACATCAGAAACAGTTCTTCGAGTGCATGGAGATAGCGGCTATCCCGTCCGCATTATTGTCATTCTATGGCAGTGCGTGGTGGTTGCTCCTTATCCCGCTATTCTATTACATACTGTATTTGGCTGAATGGTTTGTGAGCTTCGTGTATCACTTGTTCACAGATAGCAGGATAGGTGACGGCAAAGTGAACGCCAACGCTTACCGTGCGAGCGCATTTGAGATGGAAGCCAAACTGAACCAGGGCAATCCGAACTATCTGAAAGAACGGAAGTGGGGAGCGTGGTTTCACTATTACGGCAAAATATAAAAATCCCGTCCTACTCTCACGAGCAAAACGGGAATAGCGGTAATTACATACCGCTGTGAACGGCACAAAGATACGGATAATTGTAAAAGTAACGATAAGATGCAGAATAACATTATTACCCAAAGCATACCTGGGGGATTTTCGGTAATAGCGAGTAGCTTTATTATGCAGTCATTGGAACACATGATACCGTGGCTGATAGTGACATTTTCAGTCGTAGTGTGTGACTTGGCATTTGGAGTGAGGAAAAGCCTGTTGATGGGCGAAGAAGTGCGCTTTTCCAGTGCTATCCGCAGGACTATGGGTAAGATGGTGACTTACTTCGCTTTTGTATGTATGGTGGTGATGATAAACATCGCTTCCGGAAGCAAGTGGAATATTGATGTGTATTCATGCCTGTTTGTCTGCTTTATAGAGTTCTGCTCTATTATAAGTAACATTCTAAAGCCCAAAGGATATAATTTCAACTTACTAAAAGCATTAGGCCTATTCGGTAAAAAAGTACTCGATGTTGAGAAAGAAGATATGAGTGAAATAATAACTAAAGATAAGGAGTAACAAAATGAAAAAGAAATTGATTATCGCAGCGATTGTTATCGCTATCATCGTGGGAGTTATGCTTTACATGCACTACACTCCATTTTGGGTAAACTTGACTACTGTTGTGTCATTCGGTGTCGGCGCTGTTGTCGGTTGGGTGGCTCGTGTGGTTTATGACAAATACTTTAGAAAGGAGAAATAGCATGAGATACTTTACAATTGCAGAACTGATTAAAAGCGAAACGGCTGATAAGAAAGCTATAGATAACAGACTGCCGAAAGAACTGCTCCCCAATGCACAAGCGTTGGTTGACAATGTTCTCGACCCGTTAAGAGAGGCTTACGGCAAGCCTATCACAGTAACAAGCGGATACCGTTGTCCTGCTTTGAATAAGGCGGTAGGCGGCTCTAAAACAAGCGACCACATGAATGGATGTGCTGCTGATATTGTCGGTACTCCGAATACCCCGAAAGAGAACAAAAGGCTGTTCAATCTTATACAAGAATTGAAGCTTCCCTTCGACCAGGTCATTGATGAGAAAAACTTCTCATGGGTACACGTCAGCCACCGAAGGGAAGGCAACAGGAACCAAGTATTGAAACTCTAAAAAGTAAACATCATGGCAGCAGAAATTTTATCATTTGAAAAGAACGAAAGCGAGAATGCGTATTACGCAACATTTGTCAGCGACGGCAATCCCGTTACCATACAGATAAAGAATAAGGGCGGGTTAGTTACCGCCTTTGCGGGAATCGATGATTTGGAGCCTGCTCCTCTTTACCCCAATGCATCCCAGAATAGCGGTGCGCCTAATGTAATTTTCCGTATCGTAGGGATAGCGAATGGTATAAACATTACAATCAGAAGCTCTTCAGAAGTATTAGAAGCTAAGATGATTAAAGAGGAATAGCCTATGAACCCAATCACTATCCCCAACATCACTATCCCCGTAATCGGCTTGCCTACTATCGGCATCCCGTCTGTCGGTTTCCCCTCTGCTTCGGACGGTGGTCTTGTATGGCCGAAAGGTTTAAAAGAGTCAATAAAGGCTATCTATGACCCTGCTTCGCAAGGTATGACTAACTATGATGTGATTGAGGCCTATGCGGAAGATTTTACAGGGTGGGAATACAGAGATTATAGAGGTACTGCTAAAATTACTAATAATGCTATTGTTATAACAAACGTAGTTGAAACTAATAATATTGTAGAAGACGCTAAAGAACCCTACTCTGATTTGACCATTCGCGTTACTGGAGTTACAGAAGATAAATATCTTATTGTTAGACAAGGAAGAGGTAGACCTGAAACGCATATTAAAAAAGACGGTATTTATATATTCCCAAATAATAATCTTTATTTTGGTTTTGCTGTTAATAAAACAGGTGATTGTAACATCACTATCACCCAACTCCCTACATCAATCCTAAAAGACCTTAGCGGCAACGGTAACCACGCCTATCTGTACGGCGGTAAGGGGAAGCTGAACAGCGGAATGGGAGTGTATCAAATTGATTTTACTTCTTATAGTAAAACAAGTGTTGTTGCCGATGTTTCACATAATACTGTTAAGGTTGTTCCAGCAGCGAATAACTATTTATTTGTTAGATACGCTACAACAGAAATGCCAGCTTATACAGTAAATGTTCAAAATCTTGGAAATAATGTCCTTACTTATCAATACGCAACCGAAAATGGTAGGCAAGAAATAACACTTACCGAGGGAATAAATGAAATTCCTGAAAGTATTAAAGCAGAAAATCCTTATCAGGTAGGATTTTATGTTAGCGCTGGTACTGGAGAAATTACTATCACTCAAATTCCCGATTATCCCAACCAGCTCTGCTACGATGGTAAGATGTACGCCGTCTGCTACGGTTTCCCTATATTAACGGATTACGCGGTGATGGCGGATAGGACGTGGTTTGATATTCGTTCCGTTTCTTGTTTTATAGGTAAAAGAAACAGAAGCGGAGATAATTTAGGGGCATTTGAGTTTGAATTTAGAGCCAATCAGGCTCTTAGTTTTGGAAGAACTAATAGTATAATATTTGCAGACAGTGGCATTGTATATCAAACAAAGAACTCGTATAACGGTATCGGAATTGAATCAGGTTTATTAGATGATACTGATGTTCTGATTATTGGAGCTGCTCAACAAAATATTAATAATAAGCCGCAAGATATATATATTGGCTGCCACGGCAAAATCATCATCGCCGACCGCAGCTTTACCGAAGATGAAATTACTTGGTTAAAGGATAATTGGAAAAAAATATGAAAAGATTATTGTATGTAATATTGCTTGTGCTGGTCGTGTGCTCTTGCAGAACGAGGACTGTTTATATGCCCGTTGAGACAAAAGTTCTCGACAGCATAATCTACCATGACACTACATTTCAAGAGAAGCTGATACCGTACAAGGACAGCGTATCGGTTTCCGATACAACATCATTCCTTCATAACCCGTATGCCTACAGCTACGCTTCATGGAGCAATGGTATATTGAACCATTCATTGGGCATTTACCCTCATGCAACGGTAACAGTCAAGATACCGTATTTCATCGAAAGGATAAGAAGAGTTGAAGTACCAAAGCCTTATCCAGTAGAAAAAGAGTTGTCATGGTGGGAGAAGTTTAAAATCAATTACGGCGGCGCCAGTCTTTCGATAAATCTAACCTGTATTTTGTTCGTGATAGCTTGGCTCACCATAAAGATAAGAAGGAAATTAACGATGTAGAAGTCGGCTTATCGCTGGCGCTCTTTCGGGGCTTAGAGTAGAAAGAAAGCCCCCAACGTTCAAATAATTATTGCCACATAAAAATTTGAAAAAGCATAAGATACCGCACGTTGGAGGCTTAAATATCTTCAACACGGTATCTTGTGCTTTGTTCGTATAGAATCAAATATTTTATGTGGCAGGGCAAAGATAAATATAAAATTCAGAAAAACTATGTGTAAGTCAGAAATCTTTGCCGAAACACTTAATCTCGTCTCGCAGGAGACGGAAATTCCAGTCAATCGAATACTATCTTCGGATAAGGATACGGAGACCGTAGACGCCCGCTATCTGCTTGTTCGGCTGTTGGTTGAAAGGGGCATGTATCCGTCTCAAATAGCCTTACAAATCCATAAGACCAAGCGTGCGATAAACTACATGATTTCCAATTTCCAGGAGCGCATGGAAGGTGGGAAAATGTTGAGAATATATTGGGAAAATATAAAGAAGTCGTTGGGAAACAATTGATTTCATGGCAGATTGCGTATTTATACTTTTGTGATGCGGTTGATATTGACCGTAATTAGTATAAATATAAATCTCTATGGAACGAACGTACGTTTTTAATCAGGACGGTAACGGCGGTAATGGCGGAAGCAAATTTGACATTATGGCTATGCTACCCAACCTGATGGGAAGCAAGGGTGTAGACCCCGGACTTCTCGCTTTACTGAACCAAGGACGTAACAACCAAGACATGTGGGGTGGAAGCGGAATGTGGTTCATCTGGATTATCCTTTTGTGGTTCTGTTGGGGCGGTAACGGCTTCGGTAACCGCTTTGGCAATGGCGGCGGTCTGCCTGCCGAGCTTAACGGTGATGTGGGTCGTGAATACCTGATGTCAGCCATTCAGGGTAACGGTAACGCCATCAATCAGCTTGCCTCTTCTTTGAACTGCTCTACCCAGCAGTTGCAAAGCGCCTTGTGTAACATTCAAGGACTTATCGCCAATGTGGGCAATCAGGTGGGCATGTCTACCCAGCAAATCATCAACGCATTCCAGTCCGGCAATCAGGCTGTTCTCACACAATTGGCAGATTGCTGCTGCAAGACGCAGAACGCCATTACCACAATGGGCTATGAGAACCAGCTTGCCATGTGTAACCAAACCAATACTTTGGTTAACACGGCTAACCAGAACACTTTGTCATTGCGTGACGGTGCAACCGCCAATACTCAGGCTATCATCGCCAAGTTGGATGCCATGCAGAACCAGGCACTGCAAGACAAGATTGCTTCTCTGACTGCGGAAAAAGCCACTTTGACCGCTGAAATCTCTCAACGTAACCAAAACGCCACTATCCTGAATGCGGTAGGACAACAGATTGCTCCTTTGGCGGCAGGATTACAGGCATTACAAAGCGACGTTGACGGCATCAAATGTAAGTTGCCTAACACAGTTCCGGTACAATATCCGAACATTGTCGGCGTAAACCTTGACACTTACCGCGCTGCCGCCTTTGGCGCTTATGCCGGTGATGCCGCATACGGTCGTAGCGGTTATGGATGTGGTTGCAACAACTACTGGGGTTAATTCTGGTAAGAAAGGGGGTAATTATGTGGCCTAACTTTTTTACAGGATTTCCTTTCCAGTTCCCGTCACTTGGCAGAGTGAACTATAATACTCTTCCTACGGTGGCTGTAACGGTCGGTACGGAGAACGTTACTTTGGAACTTCCTAATCATGCGTTCCGTAACAGGGACTATGTAGGCGGTTTCTATGTAAGTCTCCGTCAGGCAATACCTGCCGGTACGACTGCTACACTCCCGATACTGATAGGGACTAATGGGGACACGAGACCGTTGCTGGCTTACAACAATGAGCCGGTGACTGTCGGCAACCTTGCCGGAACGGGTATCTACGAAATCCACTATAACAAGTACACCAATGAGCTGTTCCTTGTCAACGGTGGGTATCGTCCGACAACCACGTCGGCGGCGACAGCAGAAGCAACCGCTCAAAAGAGCAAGTAGTTAACCTGACCCCGGGACATATTTTGTCGCCCGGGGTCTATTAAAACCAAATCATTATGTTTCAATCACTTCGTACCAATAACCAGTTATATATACTTCATAAGGATGCCAATCCGTATATCGAATACGGCCCGGTAGTCAGCGTTTCAGCTCCCAAACCGAAATACCCTATGGCTACTCCTATGGGGCAAATGCCTCAAATGGAAATGGTTGTGGATATTGTGGTCTGCATCAACGGACAAAACACCACATTTCAAAACCTTCCTGCCGGCATGGATATAGCCGATTTCGGGCAGAACGGCAATATTGTGGTATCATGCTCGCGTGATGCGATGAATAACGAGGTCGCTTCTATGAAGCAGAAAAGCATAGACATCATCAACAGTATGGACTTTCATAACTCTGTCATTGCGGGATGTGACAAGATGCTGACGCTCCTAAACCCTGAATTTGCAGAGAAACAGCGTCAGGAGCAGGAAATATCCTCTCTGAAAGGGCAAATGGCAGAAATGAGCAAGAATATGTCCGACCTTATGGATTTGAATAAACGACTTATGGAGCAGCTCGGAGTGGCTGAAACATCTAAAACAAAGAAATAATATGGGAATGTGGGAAATATTGGAAGAAGGACGCGGTGAATATGACCGTGACTTCGGTATGAGAAGCGGTAATCCTATGGAAGAAGCCTACAAAGAGGGTTTCCGTCATGGTTACGAGAAAGCCATGCGTGAGATGCAGGGCGGCGAAATAGGTTATCGTAATAGCGGTGGCTCACGCGGCGGAAGTTATAGCGGTGGTTCGGATATGAGCGAACGCCGTATGCCGGGTTACTTCCCGGAATATCCGATTTACAGCGAACGCCGCAGCGCACAGCCTTATGGCGAAGATATGAGCGAACGTAGACGCAGACGCGCCAACGGGGAGTTCATGTAATGGAGAGGGGAGTAATCCCCTCTTTTACCAGTTTATTAAAACAGAAAAAGACTATGGGACAAAGATTGGATATATACGACAAGTTCCCCCCGGGAATGCAGCAGTATCTTGGCTGCTACGGGTGGCATTTCTCAAAGAGAATGGCACAGTTTGCCATTTCAAGGATGAAGGTGAAGGATGACTCCACTGGCAAGGAGAAAAGTCTTGTGCCGTGGACGAAGAGCGAGGTGGACGAAATGCTGAAACGGAACGGGATAACCGTTGAACATGACGAGCTGTACGACGTCTGCTATGTCGCCAATATGCTGAAAGCCGATTTCTACAAGAAATCCCTTGCGGATGAAGCGCACCTGTGCGTGCATGTGAAATTGTACCTCGACGATATTGACGGCGACCCGTGCCGTGCGTTCGATGAATTCTACGCCACCTGCATCGGCAAGGGGGTTCCTATCCCCTGGGAGGACATGCTGGAGGAAAGAAAAGAAGAAAGGTCATGATAGTACAAGAATTCTACATACCGGACTATGATTGGGAAGTGAGGGTATATTACGCAGTGGACTGCTATTATACCGACCGCATCATCGCCGACCTTCAACGGGTAGGATGCAGGGGATTGGATTTGGTGAATGCCTATAAGAACATGCGCGCTTGTAATCTGAACACAGGCATCACCTATTCCAATATCCGGAACAGAGAGACCGTAATGGTTATTGCTCTTACTTCTTCGCCGGAAGAGTTTCAGAACTCTTTCGACCATGAAAAGGGGCATCTATGCCGGCATATCTCACGTGCATTTGGCATCGACCCGTACGGGGAAGAGGCGCAGTATCTTAGTGGGTATGTGGGGCAGAAGATGTTCCCGGTAGCGAAGAAATTTTTGTGTGAACATTGCAGAAGAAAATTACTGGAATGACAATACCAGTCCTTTCCAATTTGGAAAATACTGGAAAATATTATGTAAATTGTTCTTTGACTTGTTGGAATTACCGCCAACTCACCTCATATTTTGTTAAATATGTGAATAAACCCGGTTAAATACACTTTAAAGTGAACACTTTGTTTACTTATCTTGTTATATTTGTGGCAGAAAAAGTTAACTGTATGGCTGCGATAAATGTAAAATTGGTAGATAAGTCAGATAAGGCTACATTATATACTATTTGCTTTGAAGGTGAAGATATTTCCGAATTTGAAAAGTTTCTGATGAAATTTAAAGATAATGCAGAGCTTAGAAGAGACTATCAAATAATCCTTTTAGCAGTGAAGAAGATATTAGATAATGGTGTATTTGAGCGTTATTTTAGACCGGAAGGAAAGGTAAAAGATAATGTATGTGCATTGCCGATAACATCCGGCAAGCTTAGATTATACTGTTTAAGAATATCTGATAAAATATTAATTGCAGGCAACGGTGGGATAAAACAAAACAAGACATACAACGAAAGCGAAGAACTGAGTGGGTATGTAATGGATTTGCAGAAGTTTGATAATATCCTCAGAATAGCTATTAAGAAAGGTTCTGTCACCGTAGAGGAAACGGAAATATTAGATATAGAAAGTAAAACCTTTGAGTTATGAACGCAAACGAATTATTTAAAAGTTGTATCTCGGATATTCCCAATGACGTAAGGAAACAGGTAGATATGTCGTTTGCATTATCTGACAAGATTGATGCTATTTTGAAAGAGAAAGGCATGTCTCAAACAGAACTTGCCAAACGTATGGGAAAACGGAAATCGGAGGTAAGTAAATGGTTATGTGGAACTCATAATTTCACATTGAGTACAATTGCTAAAATTTCAGATGTATTAGGATGTGATTTAATTAAAATTTAGCAGTTTCTTGTTGAAAATTTAAGGCGGTAATTCCAACATGGTTTTACCGCCTTTTTTGTGTCCGGGCGGTATCCAAGTTCGAACACTGATTTTTATGTACCAAATGGAAGTTAAAAAAATAGTACAATCCATTTTATCAGGCAAATCACGGGAAGAAGTATATAGCATGCTTTCTCCCGAACAGAAGGAGACGCTGAATAGTCTCGCCGCAGCAAACGGCATAAATCGTAAACAACGTAGAAAACTTGAACGTGATGCGAAAAAGGGATTACATAGACGAACTGCTTGAATTGGCGGACAATGTCCTTTACATGGACTATTGCCGCCTTTTCCAGGTTATCCAATGGAACGTTTAGAACGCCTTGAACGGGCTATACATTGGGTTATACCGCTTGCTGTTTTGGCAAGGGTTATATCGTTGTGTCTGTAAGCTTGCTATCTGCATTTCACTTTCGTAAGTCCATACTTAGCCAACCTTAGATATATCGTCCTTACACTTACATTCAACATTTCTGCCATTCTGCGGGGCGGTATGTTTTCTTCCTTGTACAATTTGGTAATGTTCTCTTCCGAAAGCGGGTCTACAAACGTTTTCTTAGGCTCTGCTATCCCCATCCGTTTACGTGCTTTTGCAGCATATGTTTCGTTTTGCTTGTCTTTTGTGACGTAAATAATGGTGGTCTTGTTAAGGCGTAAAGGAAACAATTGTCTCTCCACTTCCTTGTGTTGTTCAGCAAGGCTTTCCGCATTCCCGTTGACCGTAGTGTCAATCTTCTTGTATTTGTCCGGGATGCGGGAATGTCTGTCTCTGATTATTCTGTCTGCTTTTCTCATTGGTTCAATATTTTAATTGCTCGTTCAACATTGTCTTCCGTCAAGCCTAAACGGGTATCGGTCTTGACAAAGTGTTCAGCCTGTTCGAGAAGCATATCGCTATCATCGTCAAGTATCACGTAATTAAAATCAACCCCAATCTCTTTATAGTTCCAATTTTTACCGTTATTAGAGTGGATATGAGTGTCAATCCATTGTTTTATCTCAACTCCACGAGGGATACCAAGATGAACGCCTTGCATAACGTAGGCATACGCCCTTATAGTTACTCCTATAATTCTGTTGGCGTATGGAAATGGGAAAGGAACTAAATGCCTCACAGTTGTCAACTCTTCTTTTGTATCTTCTACCGTGTTTCTTCTCCACGATGATGATACTACAATCTTGGCGTCCGTAGCATCTATAATCTTTCCAAGTAAATCACACGCATCTTTATCAAGTGCATAATGTGACTTTTCCGTGGAAATAACTCCGTCTATATCAAGAAATATGATTTTCATGTTCAATGTTCCTTTATGTAATCGACTAATTGAGCTCCTAAGTCATGGAACCGATAAAGCCCGCTAAACATAAGACCGGCACTCATGCCGCTATGTCCTTGTTTGATGAACATTTGCAAGCAGTTCTTAAAACGCTCCTCTTTAGGTTTATCTGTATTGAGTTCGGATATAAGTTCCAACAAACAATCGAGTTCAATCCCTTTATAAAGGTCATTCAATCGTATAGGAACAATCTTATCCCAATATTCAAGATATTTATCTGGAATAATGCCACGTGCTCTTTGCCGGTATTCTATAATTAATTGTGGGATTTTGACATGGAACTCAGCTTCCTTTCGCAGGTATTCGTTATGTTCATCCTGCAAATCTTTATCGAACTTAGCCTTCGTCTTTCTCGTAACCTTCAAATACATTTCATCAAGTGTTTCACTTGAATACAACTCCTTATCATTAAATTTACAGTAACAATCTTCTCCTGTTTCTTGCTTATATTTCTTCAACTGTTCGTATGCGTAGTCAATGTTTACGCCCGGATACATTTCTATTTCTTTCATAATCACAATTCCCTATTTTTTAATTTATTAAACTCATTCTCGATACACTTGTTGATTTTATTAGCTTCCTCGTATCGTTCTTCTTCAATCAGTTTGCTTTTCAACCATTGGAGCTGGTTCATATAAACGACATCGTTACGGTCTGAAACCCTACGGGTATATTCCTTTATTTCATCCAGCTTATCTTCCATTCGTCTGTGCCTTTTGCTTACAATAATGCTGAAAAAACACAGCGCAAAACAGTTAACCGTAAAGAAAATGGCGTTAATTATCAGTTCTGCTATTTCCATGATTATTTTGTTTATCTGTTAATACTCCGTTTCTCTTATCATAATTCCTCATACGGGGACATTTCCCGTCACATCTCATGTTCACATGCACATTGTTTGCTATGCCCGATATGAACGACTTCTTATAGCACTGCCCACTGTATGGACTGTAATGTTTGCAGCGTTCCCGGTATTCGTTTCTATTCATGGTTATATTAATCCAATCCTTTTTAATCTTTTTCTAAAATTTTTCTCATTTAGAGCCTGCTCATAATAGCAATCAGGCTCAATAACCGTTTTAGTGGTAGTTATAGGTTTCATATCAAGCCCGATAGATACCTTATGAGTAATGGAAGCTCTTTTTATCTCTCCTGTTTTTCTGTTAAACGAAAAGAGTATGTGACCCGGATTTTTCTTAATCCTACTCACGAGTTTATATTCAGACTGTTGTTTTTGTAGATATTCTATCTGCTCCTTAGAAAGATTATCTTTTATTGAAATAGGTACTATATCCATAATCATATAAGTTTTAACGCTTCTTGTATCCCGGCTTCCAGTGCTTCCTCGTAGGTGTCATATACTTTATAGCCATTCCCTTTGTTTATTTCGTTCTCCATCCAGTCGCTTTCTTCTGTTGGAACATTGAAATCACAAAAAGAAAGCTTCCATCTTTTCCCAATAACAGGTTCTACATATACATACACACCTCTTATTTCACGCAGCCACTTTTGGGCGATATACAATACTGGACACAAAAATTCAACTGATTCGTTATCTATTTCCGTACAACACGACATACTTTGCGGAAGGTCATATTTTGTAATAACCTTATTGCAGCCTATTATGTGTTCACACTTCCAAACAAATCCTTTCTCCTTCAGCAGCTTCGCTGTCTCTAATGTTACAAGTTCTTCGGTCATAACTATATAAATAATGCGGTTGTTGAAACAATAGTCATAATGAAAAAGATTAATGCAATACATTTCCATATTTTTGCAGTAGCCTCCAAACCGTATTTCCGCTTGCCAAACTCGCTTATTGCGTAATTCAAAGCCTCGTCTTTCAGTCCTTTAAACTTGTCGTTCAAAGCCTCTGTTATATCGTCTGCAATAACATACTTCACCTTCTCTAACACAGATTCAGGATAACCTCTCTCATCATAATTTATTTCATACAACAAGTCGTGGTGAAAAAGATAAGGTATATCGTTTACTTTATAGGAAAGTTTGATGCCGCTTTCTTTGACATATTTCAAAAACCTTTCTTCGGCAATCTCATTTATCTTTTCCTGGTTAAATTCTGACTCTTTCTTTATCTCATTAAAATATTCCTCGTCAACAATCACACAATTGTTTTCAAGTTTCATTACATGTGCTTTCATTCTTTTTCTTTAGTTTTAATATATCTGTTTTTCAATACACCAGCACAGCATCCCGTAGGCCGCGTCAATGAGATTTTCTGAATAAAAATAAGATAAAGTACACCCCCTTCCATTATATTCTACATACCACATTCCCTTGTGTGCACTAACTCTGATTGCAAGCCAATAATATTTTTTTATGACAGGCGGCAGCTTATCGAGAATATCCTGCAAAGTGTAAGTTTCATGATAATAGTCGTAATTCGTATCGGCATCCGGAGAGGTTACAACCATGTTGTCTGAATCTGATTCATTCCACTCAAAACACATGCTTCCATCGCTTGTGTCCAGCCCAAGCTCCTGCAAATGTTTCATCTGTTCGACTGATAATACTTGTTTTGATTTCATAACTATTCGTTTAAAATATCCAACAACTCTTTGGCTCTCTTATAAGTATCAAAGCCCTTTACATTCACCCATTCGGATGAAATACGTTTGTCTTTTCTGACTTGCACCCAATATATTATTATGGGGATACAACCGTTATAACCTTCTCCTCGTATGATTCTGTACCTTTCCATAATGACTAAATACAATTAGGGCATTCATTAGATTTGTTACCATTCATATCCGTGTATATGGATACGTTTACTCCTTTTGAGCATGTTATATCAACCATGCAACCGCATTTGGTGCACTTCTTGTGGGCGTTGTTAGGATAGTTTATCCATCTATGCCCCTTTCTATTCGGCGCACCCGTTTTTGAGCCTTTTTTAAATCCCATAATATCAATCTCCTTTCTCTTTAATTCGTTCCAGTACATCCCTGTTGGCTTCGAGTATCTCATCGAAAGAGGGGGTGGGAAACCATGCCAGCACGATACTGTTTCCGTGAATCCACATTCCCTTTTTATCTAAATTGCTATTTCTACAAAACTTTTCTTCTCGAATACATGGTGTGCCATAACACATCACCAAAACAAAAACTTTTTGCCCCTCTTCTGGCAACTGTTCTTCAACGCTTATCCACGGAAATTGCTTTGCCTGCCATGCTGCACCTTCCTTAAATGCCCGTAGTGCAATCGCTTTTGCCAATGCCTTGATAGCTATACAGTCTCTTTCATCATAGGCAAGCTCTGCATCTTTATTATATGTACTTTCACTCCAATGAGTGCGGGCTGCTTCTTCCAATGTCTGTTTCATAACTACTCTTTTATTGTTATTCGTTAAACTCTATTTTCCGTTGTAACACCTCATCTGCATAATATTGGTCAAAAGACTTTCCACTAATCCACCAACTAAAACCAAACTCTGCATCGGTAAAGTTACGATTGACATATCCAGTATCAATGAGCTTTTGTATGGTCTGAATCCATCTTGTACGAGCATGAGGGAAGCGCTGGCAATCCTTTAACTTCTGTTTGTAGTTTGACATCGGACAGAGAATACAGCCTATTCGTTTATATCCTTCATCGTATAGGGAGCAGTGCTGTATGTTATTTCCGTTCAAGAAATCCCATACATCTTTATCACTCCAATGGATAATCGGAGAAACAAGAATCTTGTCTTTGCCACCGACACATGTAACCATTTTCTCTTTGTGCTCCGAAAATTGGTCGAAGTTCCCACTGAATTTATGGGAGCTAATTTCAATCTCCTTTCGTTTGGAACGCCTTACACTTTCCGCATGGCGAATACCTATTAGTGTCACCTTTCCTGCGCCAGACATCTCTTTATATTCACACAACACCAACGAAGAATTCTTGTAGGCATTAAATGTTTCTTAAGTGCCATATCATAAATTGACATCTTCGGCTTTATCAGCTCCACATCCGGATAGTTCCGTTTCACAAAGCGAATAACCTCTGGTGGGTCAACACTGGTTAGGTTCATGTGAGCCTTGAATTTCACTCCTGCCATCTTTGCTATGTGATAGAGAGCTTGGCTGTCCTTACCACCGGAGAATGCCAGGTAAAATCCATCTTCGGGGTCATAGTCAAGCGCCATTTGCTCACATTTGCGCAACAAAGAGATGGAGTAAGCTATTTTAGATTGGATATTCATATATTTCTTATTGTGAGCAAAAACCACCGGTTTCCGCTCGTGTTAATACTTCATGTGCAGAAATGGCTTCTTTTTGCACATGTTAATGTCATTCTCCCAACATAGTGTAATCCATTGCGCGCTCTAAATCCGGTCGCCAGACAAGAGAGCTTTCTTGTGGGTCACAAAATGTGTCAATCAGGCATTCAGCGGCAATTACAACTCGCTGCCAATTGCTGCATCCGCACAACTGCATCCTCCGTTTAATGAACTCAAAAAGTACGAGACGGTTATCCTCTTCATAATAATGTTCCTCCTCGGCTATTTCCTTGCGAATGGCGAGAAGTTCCTTCTTATCCTTGTCGTCGTCATCCCACTCAGTCCATTCTTCCTCATTGCTCCAATGACTGTTGAACAGTTCCTCCATAGGCTGGAGCAGATTATATACTTTCTCAAAGTCCTCTTTGGAAGCTTTGGCTATTGTAAGCCCATGTGTTGCCATAATATTTTTGTTGTTTAATTCATTTTCTTTCTTTTATTCCGTTCCCGATTGTCTTCCGAAACACACATCTTGCACCATGATGTCTTGATGTAATATGCTTTTTGATGAATGTTCATAATTCTTCTTGCTTCATAAAACACATCCATATTGTTTTACTCTGCCTACCGGTAGTATGTCCAAAAAGTGGTTTGAACGGAATAACGGACAAAACTTCCGCGGCTTTTATTTCGCTTTCATTCCACTTGAATATGAGTGTACCGTTAGGTTTCAAGACGCGCATACACTCGGTAAATCCGTCATGTATAAGCGATTGCCAATCTTTGGGTAGTTTACCGTACTTCTTTGCCATCCATGAGGTTTCACCAAGTGTTTTCAGATGCGGTGGGTCAAATACTACCATGTAGAAGGAATTATCTTCAAATGGAAAATTGGTGAAGTCGGCCACAATATCAGGTTTCACTTCTATGGTTCTTACCTTATCCCTATCCTTTGCCGTGACTGTTTCGGAACGTTTATCCACGAACAAAACGTTTGGATTTTGCTTGTCGAACCAAAACATCCGACTACCACAACAGGCATCTAATATGAGTTTTTCAGTTTCCATTATGCTACCTCATTTAATTTATTCAATCTCAATTCTCTTAACTTCTCACAGAGTGCTTCGGTATTCTTCCTTGCCTGTGTCACCTCCACGGCATTACCGATAAACTTCTTCTGGTCAGACTGTGTACCAATCAGAATATAGTCTTCTGGGAATCCCATTATCTTCTTGAGCTCTGTTATCCTTAGCATACGCATCTTAATGTCAATAATACCGTAAAGAGCCATAAACTCCTTAATCTTGGCAGTCATCGGACTGTCCACTGGTGTGACCTGTATACCAACACCTCCTTCAACTTCCACCAAATAGGGAGGCATTTTGTCCATCCGTGCTATCAATGTAAAACAAGGATTGTTCACAGAACCTCCGGCACTGGCAAACTGCGGATTCATAAGGTAATGCCATTTACGGTTGGCCGTGATTGTTTGTGACGGCTGTTCTATGCTGCTTCCTACATTTGAGAAAGCTGTGTTCATTATCCACGGTTTGCAGCTTACCACATTGAACTTCGGCACCGTGGTTACTGTACCAACTGGCAGCTCAATAGATGTCGGTTTTCCGGTAACATATTGGTTGTCTATGAAAACATAATTTACCAATGCCAACCTGTCTTTAGTCGTAACTGTCGGTGCTGGAAGTTCTACAGAATGGTTATGACCATTCCCGTAATAGGCTGAGACGAAAGCGTGGTGGTCTTTGCAGGTGATTGTTCCGGCAGGGCCTTCCACAGATATGTTCTTGCTATCCGGCTGGCCGCTGAATTGCTTGGAAAGAAAATTTACCTTGGCCAGTGCAAGCCGTCCTTGTGTTGCCACAACCGGGCATGGCTCATCAACGCTTGGTGCCTGATATTTTCCCGTCCTGCTCATGGAGTTGTACTTTACAATGAAAGCGTCCTTCCCTCCAGCTACAAACTTAATCAGTCCGGCATAGATGCGTTCAAGAGTTTTCTCGGCCAGCGGCTTCTTCCGGCAGAAGATACTTTCCCCTTCATCTGAAAAGTCCAGCACTTCCTTGACGGGCTTCCACTTCTCCAGCCGACCGAACATATCGTTTTTTCCATCCTTGCAGTGTGTCGGTTCTGGGAATACTATAGGCAACCCTTTCTTGGCGAAGATGCCAAAGAATCGCTTTCGTGTGGTGTATGCCCCATAGTCGGCAGCGTTCAAGATGCGGTGCTCGAAATTGTAACCGTACTTCTTCACATTGCGCACCCACTTCTGATACAAGCGTCCTTTATCCATTGAAATAGGCTTGCCGTTCTCATCCATATCTCCCCATGACATAAACTCTTCTACATTTTCAATCTGAATGTAGTCAGGGTCTATCACATCAATGTAGCGGAAAAGGTGTTCTGCCAATGTTCTACTATCTGCATCCCTCGGTTGTCCGCCTTTTGCTTTTGAGAAGTTGGTACATTCCAGCGAAGCATGAAGCATTATCATAGCATCGGGATATAGCTGCCTGATTCGTGCTACAATAGCATTGATGGGAGACAGTTCCAATGTACGGATGTCCTCGATGAAGTGAAGTGCATCAGGTATATTGGCATCGTGTGAAAGAATGGCATTCTTATCGTGGTTTACACAACATACCACTTTAGCACATTTTCTGCCATTCAAACGAGCTTCTTCCACACCTTCAGACAGACCTCCTGCGCCACAAAAAAGGTCTATCACGAATATCTCTATATCGGATAGACCCTCTAAACTTTTAAGTATCTCTTTGAGTGATTTCATAATCGTGTATAAATTATTTTTTAACATAACATCCACATATCCTTCCGTACCTGTCACATGCGCATACCCTATGACCTTTAGCCTTACAGAGGCATGAGTTTCCGATAAAGTCAGAAGCGCATCTGCAATTCATACATTTAACATACACAAGAATAGTCTGAATTTTCTTTGCCATATTATTTTCTTAGACTTTCCCCTTTGAATTTAACCCGTGTAGTAATCGCAACCAACCTATCCATTGTACGCTCTCCGTACTTTTGGGAGATTTCGTCAAGTGAAAGGTTGGTTGTAATGATTAACAGCTTTCCCTTCTTCTCCGCTTCGTCCACAATTTCGCAGAAAGCAAGCCTTTTCTCGCCATATTTCACGCTCATGTTCTCTGTGCCCACATCGTCTATGTAGATGATGTGTTTTGCCTTCACAGCGTCTATATCAGCATTCATTTGTTGCGCATCGTAGCAGGAAACTATCTTCCGGCAGTAGTGGTTGAGTAGCAGGGGGATAATTTTCCAGCAGATGAGCGACTTTCCCCGCCCGCAGTTTCCATGACAGAGAAGTCCACGACCATTATTACACGAAAGCCATTCGGCTATCTCTTCGTATTCGGGAAGCCATTCGGCTTTTCCGGTGAAGTAGTTCAACCCCCGCCAAAGGACGCTCTTGGCATCGGGGACGGCGATGTTCACAAGGTTGGGAATAGGGTTGAAGCCTGTTTCCCGAAGGATGTCGATTGTTTTCTTGAAATCTATTTGTTCCATCTTTCCTCCCATTTCTTTTCTTGCGGTGAATCGTACTTATCGGGTGAGTTGTCTTTGAGCACCACCCCGATGTCAGAAGCGGATTTCGCGGGCACTCTTTCTCGGTTTGCCCATGTGACAAGCCTTTTGGCGACTTCCCATGTTTTCTCCAGTTCAAATTTCATTTTAGTTTCCGACTTGTTCAGTTCTGACCAATAATCAAAGAAGGCTCTTATCATTTCCTTGGGGTATTTATCCATGAACGGAATTAATGATTCCCCAAACTTCTGCTTACGAGCGAGCGTAGCGGCTTTAGCCGCGACTTTCTTTGCTACACCTTTAGGTGTAGTTTCTTTATTATATTCTTCTTCTTTCTTATTATTTGGGTTAGAGGTGGGTTGCTCTTTTAGCAGGTGGGTTACTTGCTGGGTTACAAGGTGGGTTACAAGTCCTTGTAAGTCACAATTATTCAGCTCGTTAAGTGGGTTACTTAGTGGGTTATCAGATGATTCTCCATTGTACTTGTCAAAGTTGACCAGCGTAATCACGTTAACACCTTGACTATTATCTGTAACAATCATCTTTTCTCTTTTCAACTTTCCAAGAAACGACTTCACCCATTGTTCTGACCTTCCCCATTTCTTAGCAAGGAATCTGTTGGATGCAGGATATTGCCCTCTTCCCCACGTTACTTCATAACACCCGATGCGCGACGTTGTCGGTGATGCCTCAAATCGTGCCGACTGAATCAAGTCAATCCACGCTTCGCACTCACTAAATGCCCGGGCGGCCTGCCATATCTTGTTATCAAAGAATGAGCGGGATAGTTTAATAAATCCTTTATCCATAATCTCAGAATCTTACGTTGGTCAGTTGCCTGCCGTTGGAAAATACTGCCCACTTGCCGTTACCACCGTCCATGAGCTTCAAATCTGCCACCTCCCCGAATCTTTTGATGTTTCCGCAAAGGTCTACCACCCAGCCAGCCTCCTTGTTCGGATGCGGACGGATAGCCCGACCGACTATCTGATACCACATCGCAAGTGACATCGTAGGACGTGCCATAACGACCGTATCAAGCTCTGGATAATCAAAGCCCGTGGTGAGTACCCCGACATTGGCAACGACTGGTATCTCTCCAGCCTTGAACGCTTCGAGTATTCTTTCACGCTCGCCTTTGGGAGTATCGCCCGACACGATGGCACAGCCAGGGATGGAATAGGTAAGTCTTTCGGCTTCTTTCAAGAACCGGGTAAAGACCAGTATTCCTTTCCGTTTTCCTCCTGCCTTTGGATTCATCAGCCTTTGGACGATATGGACGAGATAGCTGTAGAAATCTATGCGTTCATACTCCTTTTGGACTGACCTGTCTGTGTAGTCGGCACCAGTGGTATTTACTTTTAAATTGAGCTCGTTCCATCCTGAAGGATTCATCGGGTAATAGTTCAGCTTCGCCAAATAGCCCATATCCAAAAGAGTAGATACCTGTACATGGTAAATGACTTCTGAAAAGACATGAGGTTTCGTTCGTGTGATGAACTTCAACATAGAACCGAAATCGCGGCTGGAGCTAAGACGGTAAGGGGTTGCCGTCAGTCCAAGAACTTTACACTTCACCGCATCGAAGAAATCCTTGTACATCCCCTCCTTGGGATTCACAAGGTGGCACTCGTCCACGATGATGTTCCTAAAGTGGGTGAATAGTTCGGGATGGTTCTTCACGCTGCCGATGGTGGCGAATGTGATACGGCTTATCTCCTTTGAATTGAAAGAAGCCGAATAGATAGAACAGTCAAGAATACCGTATGAGCAGAGCTTCTTGAAATTCTGCTCGAGTATCTCACGTGATGGCTGGAACACCAAGGTATGTCCGTCAAGCCTTGCGGCTATATCCGCAATGATAAGGCTCTTTCCGCTTCCCGTGGGCAAGACCATGATAGCGTTTGTTTTCTTCGCCTTGTTGTTGAAGAAAGAAACGGCTGCATCAGAGGATTTTTGTTGGTAATCACGTAGCTTGTACATATCAATCTATAAACTCTGTATTATCATTTACTTGTGCATCATCGCATACCTTAACCGCAACATTCCCATTGGGCTTTAGCCTACATTCTTGGATTTCCCTTGTTTCAATAAGCGTGAAAGAAGCGTGTGTGTTGTTAGAGTGCAGGTACTCACCATCCCAAGTCCATATTCCTCCATGTATGTCCTTGAATGTACCTATATTGGGATTCAATGTTTGCAGTATCGCTTTGCGACCTACATTGGTCATGGCAACAAATCCGCTATGGGTTGGATTCATTTCTTTTACTTCCTCATATAGAGTATTGTCAAGCTGTTTTAGCCATAAAAGGAATTTCGGCACTTCCTTGTCTTGGTAATCTTTTATTCTTCCTCCAAACAAGGCATGGGGAATAAAATTGATGATTTGCTTGGATATAAACTCTGCATTAAAATGCTTTCGTTTAATAATCGGTTTTTCATTTGCAAAATAACCACCTCCAGATACAAACTCTATATCTTTATTTAATCCCAAGTATGAAATTGGGATATAGACTAAATCCATAAAGTATTCCAACTTTTTGGGCTGTGTTAATTTTGAATCATATACATCTTTATGTTTCTCTTTAAATTCGTTTATCCATGAGTGGAATTTACTTGCCATTCTTGAATATCCTACAACCCGACCTCTGCTTCCATGAGGACAATAATCGAAGGCGACACAATTACCTTTTGCGTACAACTCGCATTTTTCTGGACATTCGCAATAGATAATATGACCGATTGCTTTTTCTGATTTCTTTTGCTTGAATAGTGCATTTGCTGGATTCCATACCCATGCGTCAATTTCTTTCTTCATAGACCTTTCTCCTTTCTAAGTTTCTTATTCAGTACCTTGTAATACTTGATTAGCTGCTCGTATTCAAAATCAGACATCTTGGTATTTGATGCAGCTTTCACTTTCAGCAAGTCGAATTTCTGCTGACCTATCTTAGTTATCAGATTCACCCGATAACCCTCCAAATGGTCGGCTTTGAATCTGTTACAATGCCTACATTCGGCATGGCAATTATCTTCATCAAACCGTGTAGACAAATGCGTCCGGCTGAAATAATGACCGCAATCCGCTTGCGCAAACGGTTTTATCTGTCCGCACGAGATACATTTAAAATATCCGTTTGGCATACAATCACGAAGCCGGATGAAAATGGAAAACTCCTTGTCGAGTTTGGCTTTCAAATCCGGCTTCTTCTTTACTGTTACCCCTGCCTTGTCAAACAGAGGTAAAGGCTTGTCTTTTTTCTTAGCCTTGGTTCTTTTTATGTAGTACGGCATATCTTGTCATTAAAAATTCTTACTCTGTTATTTTTCGCCCAACTTATGAT